ATGACAAACTACGAACGAAAAAACCGGATCATCAACATCGAAAATAGCGCCGCTGCTGTTGAATCCCAGCTTGGATGGGGAGTGGTCAAATCTGTCTTTGAACGCTACGGCGCACACGGCACTTGGGACCTTAGCCCAAGCAACCTGCCTGAAGTCTTCAGCGAACTGTACTCCATCGAAGCAGACCTAAGATAATCAATCTGTCCTGAGCAAGACATTAAACTGCTCACCACCTGATATCGCATCACCTGATCACTGATGGCTCATCGGTATCCGGCGGCACAACTAAATCACGGCTGCCCATTGAGCAGGTTGGCTGCAGACCGAAACGGAGAAATTCGTTAGGCCTGTGGGGTGTGTTTCTTGCACCCATTTGCAGCTGCCTTGCTAATCCTCCGTTTCACAACAACACGAAACGGAGGATTTTTCAATGGTTATCGAAAGCAAGCAATACTTCATCTACTACCGTGCCACCAACCAGAAGATCCCTGTGGTCAAAGAAGTCCACGATGCTTTCTACAAACAGGCAGACCGCATCCGCCACAAAGAGCAATACCACGGGCGCTGCATGTGTCCTCACAAGTACATCTGGAAGTGCGACGGTGATTGCCTCGGTTGTGAATATCAGGCAACCGGTAACATTAGTTCTCTGGACCAGCACCTTTCAGATGGCGAAGGCACGCTCAGTGACTACATCGCTGATACCGCGCCTTCCATGGAGGACATTTGCGCTGACCGGGATCTGCTGGTGCGCCTCATGGAGCGATTCCGTGAGATCGATCCGGATGCCGACCGCATCATTCAGATGCGTCTGGAAAACCCGAAAATCTCAGACCGCAAAATTGCAGAAACCCTGGGACGTCCACAGCGTACTTTCTCCGACCAAATGAAACGTTGCTATAAAACGCTTCGCTCGGAGCAGGAGGATTAACCAGCGATGCCATCCTCCAAAGCTTTCTGAAAAACTTTTCGCTTCTTTCCGCTCAAAACGCCACATCACCTCCAGTGGAACATGAAGGGCATGCGAAACAGCCCTCAGAAAGTGGGGTGAGCAAATGCAGAACACGGGTATCAGCGGAAACGTGCGCGAGGAGATTCAGCTTCTGAACTCCATCAGCATTGTATCCGCACGGCTGGCAAGAAACCTTGAGCTTCTTACAGCATCAAGCCAATCAGAGGAAGGAGGACAATCCCATGTCAAAGATGTCAGAAATGCATCAGGCCATCGAAGAGCTGCGCTCGGCTGCGGCCGGTATTAACGCCGTAGCAGGCTGGCTCTTCCAGCAGTTTTCGGACGATGGTGAGTCTGAACACTCTCCTGCGAAGTTTGAAGCCAAACCGCAGCTGAAGCTGGAAGATGTCCGGGCGGCTCTTGCCGACATTTCCCGAGCAGGTCATACCGCTGAGATTCGGGCACTGCTCAAGCGGCACGGTGCGACACAGCTTTCAGCTGTCGATCCCGCAGAGTACGCCGACCTGCTGTTGGAAGCACAGTCCATTGGAAACGAGGTGGACACAGATGGCTAATCATGCTGTCCTTTCCGCTTCCTCCAGCCACCGCTGGATGAACTGCCCACCGTCCGTCCGGCTGACGGAGCACATGGTCGACCATGGCAGCGTGTACGCTGCCGAGGGCAGCGAGGCACACGAGCTTTGCGAGTACAAGCTCCGTCAGCTCCTGGGCATGAAGGCAAAGAACCCGCTGGATACCCCCGGCGGTCTGCAGTACTACGACAGCACCATGGAGGATGCCGCCACGGGCTATGCGGCTTTTGTGATCGAAGTGCTGGAAGGCATCAAGGTGAGCTGTGCCGATCCCATCGTCATGGTGGAACAGCGACTGAACTTCTCCCGCTGGGTGCCGGATGGTTTCGGCACTGGCGATGCGGTCATCGTGGCAGACGGAACACTGCACGTCATCGACTTCAAGTACGGCACTGGTGTCCCTGTATCAGCAGAAGGCAATAGCCAGATGCGGCTGTACGCTCTCGGCGCACTGGATATGTTCGGTGAGTTGTACGACATCGATACCGTAGTCACGACCATTTACCAACCCCGGCTGTCCAGTATCAGCACAGACACCATTTCCAAGGCTGACCTGCTGGACTGGGCAGAGCACACACTTCGCCCTGCCGCAGAACTGGCTTATAAAGGAGAAGGCGATCTGAACGCAGGTAGCTGGTGCCGCTTTTGCAAGCTCCGCACCATCTGCAGGAAACGCGCTGAAGCTAACCTGCTTCTGGCACAGCACGATTTCAAGTTGCCGCCTACGCTGTCGGATGAGGAGATTTCCGTGGTTCTCGATCAGCTGGACGACCTGACCAGTTGGGCGGCGGACATCAAGGAGTACGCGCTGAACGCTGCCCTGTCCGGCACACACTTCGACGGCTGGAAGCTGGTGGAGGGTCGCGCCAACCGTCGTTACACTGACGAAGCAGCTGTAGCTGACGCAGTCATCGCCTACGGTAAAGACCCCTATGAGCGCAAGGTGCTCGGTATCACAGCCATGGAAAAACTGCTGGGTAAGAAGCAGTTTTCCAATCTTCTCTCCAATCTGGTGGAACGTCCGCAGGGCAAACCAACCCTCGTCCCCGTCAGTGACAAACGTCCTGAACTGACCAACGCGAAGACAGACTTCGCCAACTACTGAAAGTGAGGTACATCATTATGGCTAACAACAATCCGACCAAGGTCATCACCGGCAAGGACACCCGCTGGAGCTACGTGAACGCCTGGGAACCTAAGGCAATAAATGGCGGCACTCCCAAATTCTCCGTTTCCCTGATCATCCCCAAGAGCGATACCGTTACCCTGCGTAAGATCAAGGCTGCCATCGAGGCCGCTTATCATGACGGCGAGAGCAAGCTGCGCGGCAACGGCAAGACGGTTCCTCTGCTGGTGGCTATCAAGAATCCTCTGCGCGATGGTGATACGGAACGTCCGGACGATCCCGCCTATGCGAACGCCTTCTTCGTCAATGCGAATGCAACTACGGCTCCCGGTGTGGTGGATGCCGACTGCAACCCGATCCTGACTCGCTCTGAGGTCTACTCCGGTGTCTACGGACGCGCCAGCATTTCCTTTTATGCCTTCAACAGCAATGGTAATCGCGGCATTGCCTGCGGTCTGAACAACCTGCAGAAGATCCGCGATGGTGAACCGCTGGGCAGCAGAGCTTCCGCAGAGAGTGACTTTGCAGATGAGGACGATGAGGACTTCCTGTCCTGATGGAGGTAACAGATTATGACCGAATTTGAACATCTGATGCTTAGTGTCTGCTTCTCTGCCGTCATTGGCTATACGGCAGGAAGCCTGATTGGCACTATCGTTGTCACCATCATGAATTATCGTGAGAAAAAACGTTTGAAGAAGTACAACGACCAGTAATCCATCATATCCCGGGCGACGGCACAGAGTCGTCGCCCTTTTCCATAGGAGGACAATCATGAAAACACTATCCTTGGACTTGGAAACGTATGGTAGTGTGAATCTCGCCAAGTCTACCGTTTACCGTTACGTGGAAAGCCCTGATTTCGACATCCTTCTCTTCGGCTACAGTATCGACGGCGGCACAGTGCATGTTGTTGACATGGCGCAGGGAGAACAGATCCCAAAGGAAATCATCGACGCCCTCAGTGATGACCGTGTGCAGAAATGGGCATTCAACGCTGCCTTTGAACGGGTGTGTCTGTCCGCATGGATGCGCCGAAACGGATACCCGCTCAACAATGAATATTACTCCATCCCGGATGACCCGTGTATGAATTACCTTGACCCAGCAGGCTGGCATTGCACGATGGTGTGGGCCTCCTATCTCGGTCTTCCGCTGTCCTTGCAGGCAGCTGGCGCTGCACTCGGGCTGGATAAACAGAAGCTGACCGAGGGTAAGGAACTGATACGGTACTTCTGTGTGTCAGCAAAGGATGGTTACAGGCACAGCCCCGCTGATGCTCCGGACAAGTGGGAAACCTTCAAAGCCTATAACCTTCGGGACGTGGAAACGGAGATGGCCATTCAGGAGCGGTTAAGGAAGTTCCCTGTGCCGGATGAGGTGTGGCAGCAGTACCACCTCGACCAGCAGATCAACGACCGTGGTATCGCTGTGGACATGCAGCTGGTACGGAACGCCATAGCTTTTGATGAACGCTCCAAGGAGGAACTGTCCTCCAAGCTACAAGAGCTGACGATGCTCGACAATCCCAACTCCGTCCAGCAAATGAAAAACTGGCTGGCCGACAACGGTTTGGAGACGGATACCCTCGGCAAAAAGCAGGTCACCGAACTGCTTAAGACAGCCCCGGAACCATTGAAATCTGTGCTTGTGCTCAGGCAGCAGTTGGCCAAGTCCTCTGTGAAAAAGTATCAAGCCATGGAGAACGCCGTGTGCGCCGATGGGCGCGTGCGCGGATGCTTCCAGTTTTACGGCGCACGAACCGGGCGCTGGGCTGGCCGGAACATTCAGCTCCAAAACCTGCCTCAAAACAAGATGCCTGATCTGGAACAGGCGCGAAACCTTGTCCGTGCTGGAAACTATGAAGCTGTGCGTCTGCTCTACGACTCCACCCCAGATGTGCTCTCTCAGCTAATCCGCACAGCCTTTGTTCCCAGCGCAGGCAGCACATTCTTCGTGGCTGACTTCTCTGCCATCGAAGCCCGTGTGATCGCTTGGTTGGCGGGTGAACAGTGGCGGCAGCAGGTATTTGCAGAAGGCAAGGATATTTACTGTGCTTCTGCTTCCCAGATGTTCGGTGTGCCGGTAGAAAAACACGGCATCAACGGTCACCTGCGCCAGAAGGGCAAAATCGCTGAACTGGCTCTTGGCTATGGCGGCTCTGTCGGTGCACTCAAAGCCATGGGTGCTCTGGAAATGGGCTTGCAGGAAGAAGAACTGAAACCGCTGGTGGATGCGTGGCGCACCGCCAATCCGCAAATCGTCAAGCTGTGGTGGGAAGTCGATGATGCCGTTATGACTGCTGTCCGTGAGAAGATTACCACCCGCACACATGGCATTGCCTTCACCTGCAAATCCGGGATGTTGTTCATCACTCTTCCCTCCGGTCGAAACCTGTCCTATGTCAAGCCCCGCATCGGTGAGAATCAATTTGGCAGTCCCGCAGTTACCTACATGGGCACCAATACCGCGAAACAGTGGGACAGGCTGGAAAGCTACGGTCCGAAGTTCGTGGAGAACATCGTGCAAGCCATCGCTCGGGACATCCTGTGCTACGCCATGCGGACACTCAGCTACTGTGCCATCGTCGCCCATGTCCATGATGAACTCATTATCGAAGCCACCCCCGGTATATCCCTTGAATCCATCTGTGAGCAGATGGGCAGAACCCCACCGTGGGCACAGGGTCTCCAGCTCCGTGCGGATGGTTATCAGACGGATTTTTATAAAAAAGATTGATTTTTCTCCGCTCAAATCAGGCGTCCGTCTCCAGTGGTAATTGGAGGCGGACATTTTTTCAAGTCTGCCCGGAAAGAAGGAATTTTGTATGCATGAAAAAGACCGCTGCGGCAGAGCCAAAGGAGGTCACCATGGGAATCAGTAAGTACAACGCGGAGGGCTACCACGATCCAACCACACATGACGCTTTCGTGAATATCCAGCGAGAGCTGAACGCAGAGCGGACGACGGCACTTCAAAAGTCATCGAACTTCCGCCCCCTCGTGTTCATCTGCAGTCCCTACGGAGATGATCCGCTCAACAATGAGCGTCGGGCTATTCGCTACTGCCGATTTGCTGTACGCCAGGGATATATTCCTATCGCTCCGCACATCTATTTTACCCGATTTCTGGACGAGCGCAGTGTGCCAGACCGCAAACTGGGACTGTTTATGGGGCAGGTCATGTTGACGAAGTGTGTTGAACTCTGGGTGTTCGGCGAGAGAGTCACACCCGGCATGGAGCGTGAGCTTACCAAGGCAGAACAGCGGTGCATGCCTATTCGCTATTTCACTGAGGATATGGAGGAACGCAATCGTGGATGAGTTGATCAAGGTGAGTTATGACAATTCGGAAAGGCCGACCGTAAGCGGACGGGAGCTTCACGAAGCCCTTGGGATCAAAACCGCTTATAAGGACTGGTTTCCCAGAATGTGCGAATACGGTTTTAACGAAGGTGTGGATTTCAACCCGCTCATTTTTGAGCAGGTTCGTTTTGAAGGTAATCGTGAGGTGACCAGAGCAGTTACCGACCATCAAATCACCATTGCTATGGCAAAAGAGCTGTGCATGCTTCAGCGGAGCGAGATAGGCAGGCGTTTTCGTCAGTATTTTATCAGCATTGAGGAAGCATGGAATACGCCTGAAAAAGTCATGGAGCGTGCTCTTACGATAGCCCATGCCCGTGCAATCGAAGCGGAAAAGCGCATTTTATCCCTTACCTCAGAAAACGAAGAGCTGGCCATTGCGCTGAACACCTCGCTTGAATACTGGACGGTCATGAAATACAAAAGCGAGAACCATTTGAACTGGAACATGCAACAATGTCAAAGCATCGGCAGGCTCATGACCGCTTTCTGTCGGAGACATGGGTATGAAATCAAAAAGTGCCTGACCAATGACGACCGCTTCTCCTATGTGAATTCCTATCCGCTCACAGCCTGGAAGGCTTTCTGGGAGGTGCACCATGAGAGACCTTAACATCTCCTGTGGGAATAGCCGTCAGGACAAAAAGTGGCAACAGCGCACGATCTCTTACGACGAACTGAAGGCGCGCTTGCAGACGCCTATCCGCACAGCGGAACGCGCCGCCGACTACGCCCAAATGCCCAAGCCGCAGCGTGATGCCATCAAGGATCACGGCGGATTTGTGGCTGGACGACTGAATGGTCCCAGGCGCACAGTCAAAGCGGTAATCGACCGCTCCATGGTAGCTTTGGACGGTGATGATGTTCCTGCGGACTTCCTCGATGACATCGAGAACAAGTTGCCGTTCGCAGCTCTGATTTACTCCACACACAGCCATACGCCAGAGAAGCCGCGCATCCGCATTCTTTATCCACTAACCCGGGACGTTTCGCCGGATGAGCACGCAGCCATTGCCCGCCATCTGGCAGATTCCCTGGGCATCGAGTACTTCGATGTTTGCTCATATCGTGCCAACCAACTGATGTACTGGCCCAGTGCCCCAGCCGACGGAGAGTTTCTCTATCGAGAGGTATCCCATGACTGGCTTGATCCGGATGCATACCTTACACAGTTTCCCAATTGGCAGGACATCTCAACTCTGCCCATCTCCAAGCGGGAAGCCCAGCTCGTCCGCCGCAGTCAGAAGCGCCAGAAAGACCCACTGGAAAAGAAAGGCATAATCGGCGCTTTCAACCGTGTGTTTTATCCCATCAACAGGCTGCTGGAAACGGAACTGTCCGATGTGTATGAAGCCACTGCCGTGGAAGACCGCTATACGCATATCGGCTCCACGACCGCTGGTGGTGCTGTGGTATACGAGGACAAGTTTCTCTACTCCCACCACGCTACGGACCCGGCATGCGGAAAGCTCCTCAACGCCTTCGACCTGGTGCGCATCCACCGATTTGGCGATCTGGACGATCAGGCGTCTATCCGGGAGATGCGGGAATATGCGGGATCGATGGAAGCCGTTAAGCTGAAGTTACTGGAAGAGCGTAGTGACGCGCCATCCGATTTCGGCGATTTGGGAGAAGAGGATAATTGGCGCACGGAACTCCGATTTGACAGCACGGGCGATCTGGAAAACTGCCTACACAACCTGATTCTGATCCTCAACCACGATCCTAACCTCCAGCATATCGTCTTCAACCAATTGGCAGATGGCATGGAAATCAAAGGAGCAGTGCCCTGGAAGCACATCGCCCGTTTCTGGAGAGACGCGGACGATGCCCAGCTGACCTGCTACATCGATGCGCACTACGGCTCGTTTTCCGAGAGAAACTACAACATCGCTGTGACCAAGGTAGTAGATGATCGTTCCTACCATCCGATTCGGGAGTACTTCGAGACCTTACCGGAATGGGACGGCGTCAGCCGTGTGGACACACTACTCATCGACTACCTTGGCGCGGAGGACAACGCCTATACCCGTGCTGTCACCAGGAAAACCATCTGTGCCGCCATTGCCCGTGTACGCAATCCCGGCATCAAGTTCGACAACATCCTTGTTCTCAACGGTACACAGGGTATAGGCAAGTCCACCTTGATCGCCAAGTTGGGTGGTGAATGGTATTCCGACAGCCTGAGTCTGACAGACATGAACGACAAGACTGCGGCGGAGAAACTGCAGGGCTACTGGATCATGGAGATTGGCGAACTGGCTGGCATGAAAAAGGCCGATGTTGACCGTGTGAAAGCGTTCATCTCCCGGCAGGATGACAAGTACCGAGCCTCCTTTGGCAGACGGGTCACGCCCCATCCCCGCCAGTGCATCTTCTTTGGCACGACCAACTCCCAAAACGGCTTCCTGCGGGACATCACGGGTAACCGCCGTTTCTGGACAGTGAAAGTCCCCGGTAGCCGAAATAAGAAACCCTGGAACATCACGGTTGAGGACGTTCGGCAGATTTGGGCGGAAGCCATCGTGCTGTACGAGCGCGGCGAAAAGCTGTATCTGGATGCTGCCCTTGAGCAACAGGCGCAGGATGAGCAGATGAGTGCGCTGGAACAGGATGACCGTGAAGGTATCGTCCGGGAGTACCTGGAGAAGCTACTGCCCGAAAACTGGGCTGAGATGGACATTTATGAGCGCCGGGAGTATGTGTCTGAGCCTAACGATCCGACACAGCCCAAGGGTACTGTGCGCCGTGAGACCGTAAGCAATATGGAGATCTGGTGCGAGTGTTTTGGCAAAAAGAAAGAGGAACTCCGGGGCGCGGACTCTTACGCCATTGCTGCCATCATGATGCGTATCGGCGGATGGTCGAAACCTGAGAAGGCCGTTCGAATACCGTTGTACGGATTGCAAAGGGTTTATCGCAGACAGTAAAGCGTTACAACACCCCGTTACAGCCCTCTGTTACAGCGATACAAGCCCAAAGTTGTAACAGAGGGTTGTTCAAGGGGTTGTAACACAGCAAAAAAGCCCTAAAAGTCCTGTGGCATAACGGTTTTATGGTATCCCTGTTACAACCCTATACCTAAATTCCTTAATAGACTAAAAATTAGGAAAATTAAGGTGTATCACACGTACATATACGCGAGAATACGCGTATTCGCGCGTAAGGAGATTTTTGGGGTTGTTGTAACAGGACTTGTATCACTTCCTGTTCCGCCCATGGATTGGGAGTGGCAATCGGAAAGGAATATTCATGAACACAGTACTTGAAAAACACATTGAGCAACAGCTTGTCCGGGCTGTTCAGAGAGGGGGCGGCCTGTGCCCCAAGTGGGTCAGCCCCGGCCTCGACGGTGTGCCGGACCGCATCATCCTACTCCCTGACGGGCATATCGCATTTGCAGAACTGAAAGCTCCTGGCAAGCTACCCCGCCCGCTGCAGCTCAGGAGGAAGGCACAGTTGGAACAGCTGGGTTTCAAGGTTTTCATCATCGACAGCAAGGAACAGATCGGAGGTGTACTGGATGCAATATCAACCCCATGACTACCAGGAATATGCCACCCGATTCATCGTAGAACACCCCGTGGCGGCGGTACTCCTCCAGATGGGACTTGGTAAAAGCGTAATCACCCTGAGTGCCATTCAAGAGCTGGCCTTCGAGCGATTCGAAATCAGCCGTGTGCTGGTCATCGCCCCGTTACGTGTGGCACGGGATACATGGCCTGCGGAGATTCAGAAATGGGAGCACCTGCAGGGTTTGACTTATTCTGTTGCCGTGGGCACAGTACCAGAGCGCATCGCAGCCCTCAAGCAGAACACCCTGATCCACATCATCAACCGGGAGAATGTGCCGTGGCTGCTTGAGCAGAGCGGTCTGCCATTCCAGTATGACATGGTGGTTATCGATGAGCTGTCCTCATTCAAGAGCTATCAGGCAAAACGCTTCAGGTCACTGATGAAAGTCCGACCCAAGGTCAAGCGGTTTGTTGGGCTGACCGGCACACCCTCCAGCAACGGCTTGATGGATTTGTGGGCGGAGTTTCGGCTGCTGGACATGGGCAAGCGTCTCGGGCGATTCATTACCCACTTCCGGGAGGAGTTCTTCCTCCCCGACAAGCGGAGCGCACAGCAAGTGTTCACATGGAAGCCCAAGGCCGGTGCCGAAGAAGAAATCTATCGTCGGATTTCGGACATCACCATCAGCATGAAGAGCACGGACTTCCTGCAAATGCCAGAGTACGTTTCAAACCGTGTGCCAGTGAAGCTGTCCCCGGCAGAGCGCAAGACCTACGAGGAACTGAAACGGGAGCTGGTGACCAGTCTGCAGGGTCAGGAAATTGATGCCGTCAACGCCGCGTCCCTGTCCGGGAAGCTGTGCCAACTGGCCAACGGCGGGATCTACGATTCCGAACACCGTGCGCTGTGCTTCCACGCCCGAAAGCTGGATGCGCTGGAGGACATCATCGAAGCCGCCAACGGCCAGCCGGTGCTGGTGGCGTACTGGTTCAAGCACGACCTTGCCCGTATTCAGGAGCACTTCGCCGTCCGGGAGATTCGTAGCAGCCGGGACATCGCCGACTGGAACAGCGGCAATATCCCTGTGGCCTGCATCCACCCCGCCTCTGCCGGGCATGGGTTGAATTTGCAAGCTGGCGGAAACACACTGGTGTGGTTTGGTCTGACGTGGAGCTTGGAGCTTTACCAGCAAACCAATGCCCGCCTGTGGCGGCAAGGCCAGAAGGCCAACACCGTGGTGATCCACCACATCGTAACCGCAGACACGATTGACGAACAGATCCTCGCTGCTCTTGAGCGGAAGGACACGACGCAGACGGCTCTCATGGATGCCGTCAAGGCACAACTGGAGGTGTGATTTATGACCGCAAAGGAATACTTACAACAGGCATATAGCATTGACAAGGATATCAACCGGAAGATCGAGCAGATTTCACACCTTCGTGCCATGACGCAGAACATCACAGCGTCATTTAGCGATGACCGTGTGTCTAAGACGAGAAATGTGACATCCCATGAGGATGCCATCATTCGCCTGATAGATGCAGAAGAGGAAGCCAACCGGCAGATCGATGCCTATGTTGCCCTGCGGGTGGAGATTACTGGGGTCATCGACCAGGTACATGACGCAGATGAGCGACTGCTGCTGGATCGCCGGTATCTCGGCTACCGTTCTTGGGGAGACATTGCATCTGAGCTTCAGTGCAGTATGCGTTGGGTTCACACACTTCACCAGAGGGGACTGGATTCCGTTGACGAGATATTGAAGCGGAGGGCTAAGTGATGGGCTACAGAGAAGCGAAGGAAGATGGCGTCCGTACTGGCGAAATGAAGTTCAGCAACTGCTTTTACCCACCGTGTCACCGCTGTGGCAGGGAAACTTTCTCTCGAAACTATATCCGTGGTTACAAGTACACCTGCAAGGACTGCAAAGCACAGGATTCGATTGCCCGACTCATAAAAAAAGTTTGACGAGTGCATAAAAGTGCACATCAAATCATCTTGATTTATCAGCTATGATGTGATAGGTTAAAATAGTCGGAGAAGATCCAGAGCCTCGCGGGTGCAGTACACCTGAGAGGCTTTTCTTATACCCATACGGAGGAAATCATGACACGAGACGAATTGGTACAGAAGATTACATCCGCCAAAGCGGCGCTTCCCAAGGCCGGCTCGATTCACAAGCGTGACCTTGGAAAGCATATCCACCGCTTGGAGAAGGAATTGCGCATGTACGATTTTTATCAGGCACAGGCAAAGAAATCTCAGAATACCGCTTGACTTTCAATGGCTTTAGAGTGATGAATGTCACTACCAAAAGCAAAGGAGGTCAACCCCATGACATTACCCACCCACTGCGAGAATCGCAAACAGATGGTCCAGACACTTTCTGAGTTTCTCGGCATCGAAGCCGAATATCTGCGGACACCGACCTACGCTTACCGCATCGGAGACCTGACCGTAAACCGAGACGGTTCCATCACAGGCGATTTGGAAGCCCTTGCATCCATCCAGCAGCCGCTGACCGAACACGGGTACATTGAAGCACCCACTGAGAAAGAGCCGGAGACTGAAACCGTCGCCGAGGATTTCAAAGCACCAACCGATGAGGAAATCACCCACACCTGCGTGAGCCTTCCGCTGCATGAGTTCACGCTTGCCAGCCTCAGCAACCTGATTCGGATGCTGTACGCACGACAGGTGCTGATTCGCAAGATGGTGAAAAGCGATGACCTGTATCTGAACGACGCGATCATTCCGACCCTGCAGAGCGAGGCCATCACGGACATACAGATTTTGGAGCGTGTGTTGAAGGACAGCATTGAGAACGGATTCATCCGCGGCATTCAACTGGAAGACGGTCGGCTGGGCATCAACTTCCCATTTGAGAACGACCAACCTACCCGCTGGTGGCATTGCGCCGCGCTTCTCCTGGCTATGGCAGACAAAGCAAAAAACGCCAGACGGGTCAGCGCAACGCTGATTGAACCTGCTGACGAGGAACTCAAGTACTTCTGCCACAGCTTCCTGCTCCAGCTTGGATTTGGCGGTGCAGAACACAAGGATTTGAGAACCGCCCTGCTGGGACACCTGACAGGCTACGCGGCATTCAGAACCACGGAGAAGATGAAAAAGCACAGCGAGAAATGCACTGCCCAGCGCAGGGCGGCAAAGGAGGAAGCGACCCATGACCACGATTGAAGAGCGGCTGGCTGATTTGAAAGCCCTGCAGGAGAACAACGAAAGCACCGTCTGCCCCAGGTGCGGACGGGAGACGATGAAGAAACCCCTTTCCCACAACGCGCTGAGCAGACTGGCTGACATCTACATCTGCGATGCCTGCGGGATGGATGAAGCCAAGCTCGCCTGGATGAACGCTCCGGGTTCCTTGTACGATTGGAAAGGTCTGCAGGCACAAAGACCGCAGTCTGATTTCAAAGCGAGGTTAATGAGCGATGTGGTTCAGCAGATTGCCCAGCATACCGTAGATGATTTGAAAGCGTTCTTCCTTCGTGTGCAGAGCGGTGAAGATGCTTCCCAGATACGCTTCGAAGCATTCGAGAGCATTCCCGGTTTGACAGAGCTTTGGACAGAACCTTTCCGGGCACATTTTGAAGCCAAGGACGGAACCATCGTGGTCCAATTCAGAAACGGTAAAAACGGTCTCCAGTACGCCATCGGCTCCCTGCCCAAACGCTGACCAACAATTTGATTTCAAAGCCGTCCGAAAGGGCGGTTTTTCTTTGCCCCTGCTACGCCCACGTTTGGCGCACGTTGCAAAGAGAAGCGAGGTCGGAATAAGAACTCGACCTCGGTTTGAACGCCCGACACGGGGCAAACGTGGGGCGATTTGAAAGCAACGAAAAAAGCCGCCCGAAGGCGGCAGAAGGAAGTGATTCCGTTGGGCTGAGTTCAGCGGTTCAAGCACCGCTCCAGTGCGGGTTCCAGCACCGTCTTGATTTCGGAGCTGAGTCCCAGCTTTTCGTAAGCATCCCGGATGCCTTGGTAATAGTGCTGCATCGGCGGCTGCGGACGAATGAGGTTCATGATGTACACCATCCCGCGAACCTTGTTGCCGTCCCGCATGGTGACCAGCCTTTCTTCCTTGGTGTAGTAGCTGGGAAAACCTTCGTAGCGGTCAAGGCTTTTTTCATCCCGCTGGCTGATCTCCCACACAGCCACCGGCACCCTGTCCGATTTGGAAGCCGTGCGCTCCACCGTGGCGTGCAGGTAGAACTCAAGCCGTGTTTTTTCCAGCCAGCCTGTACCGATGAGTTTGGCATCCGGGCAGCGGAATGCCATCTGTTCCTCGACCATGTTGGAACCGTAAGCGATGTATTTCATAGCGTGTGCCTCCTTGATTTCAAAGATATCTTACCAGATCGCGCGGCGGGGTTCAAGGTGTGCTTCCTCGTCTGCCCGCATCAGAAACTGAGCAATCGTTTCCGGGCTGATTTCAGAGCCGTCCGTCTTTCCAATGGTGCAGGCCTTCTTTCCATTGCGGTAGATGTTCCAGGCCGATTTGGAAGCCTGGTAAGCCCAGTGATACTCAGTCTCATCGTAAGGATGGATGCTGATGACCTGCAGGTGTCCGTCTCCGCGGTCGGTGACGTGGAAGCGCTGGCAGTCGATTTCAAAGGCGCGGATGTGCTTGGATTTCATGGGTGTTCCTCCTTGCTTGTTGTCGGGGCTTGCGGCTCCCGCGACGCTCCCTGATTTTGGAGCGTTTCGGCCTGTGCCAGAGGTGCTCGTCAGGCGGGGTTCGATTTGGTAGCTGTGCGCAGGAAGCGGCGGTACTCGATTTCGACCCTCTCCGTGACCCTGCGCTCCAGTTCTTCCTCGCCCGCGGCGTTTAACACCCTGTGGCTGTAGCCGTAGTCGAAGGTGTGCCGGGTCAAGTCCCAGCGGCTTCTTGCCCAGCCAGGCAGGTCACCGTCGTTGTAGTAGCGGTAGTAGCCGTGGAACACCCGCTCGGTCGCCTGGGTGTATTCAAAACCTGCCGTCTCCATTTCGTCGTACTTCTTCTGCTGTGCGCCCGTCGAATTCCAGTACCTGTTTTCCATCGTGTGTCTACTTCTCGGCTGTTGCCGTGCTTGATTTGGAAGCTGTGTTGGCTTCCCGCGACCCCGTTGGGGTTTCGACCGATTGCCGTTCGGTTCTCGTCAGGCGGGTTGATTTGAAAGCTGCGCCCCGTTGGGGCAAGCCCCCTCAATTCAGGAGGCTTGCCGCCATGCGCTGTTTCCGGGGAGTCGCTTGGTAAGGTGTTGCCGTGCGGTTTCGAATTCGTCTCCGATAAAGCCCAGCTGTAGAAGCCAGCAGCGGAAGGTGTACTTGGGGTTGTCGGTTTCCGGTCTTGTGGGGCTTGCCGCTTTGCTGGTCAAAGCCTTGTGGCTGATGGCAAGGCAAAGCTGGATGTAGCTCTTGATTTCCCCCGCGTGGAGCGTTGCGTTGAAGGCTCGGAACTCGATGGTGTGTGCTGGTCGCTCCGTGGAGAAGGCTGCGTGGAGGTTGAGGAGGTGGTATCGGCTTTGGTTGTAGTGCTGGTTTGCAGCGTACCGCCAGCCGTGATCCATGGCTTCCCAGGATTGGGTGGTGTACCACACCTCGGCAAAATCGCCCATGGTCTTCGGCTTTTTCCGATTCAGCTTTTCGAGGAAGTGCTGGTCGACCGGTTTGCACCAGTGCGACCTGCGGTCTGGGGAAATTCCCAAGGACTGTGTCAGAAGGTCTTCCTTGGCGTTGACGATGTTCACCAGGCGGCGCAGGCTTTCCGGGGTGTGGTTTCCGAGCCCCACGTGGATGTGGATTCCGCAGGAGCCGTCAACCTTCGCTCCGGCTTTTCGCAGGTGTCGAACCACCGCCTGCACCGTTTCGATGTCCTCCCAGCGACACACCGGGCTGACCACCTCGGCGGAAGGGTCGGTGACCGAGCCGTCTCGCTCGACCGTCCACTTGCGCCCGTCGGGCATGGGTACTTCCCAGTTGTCCAGGTGTGCCCCAACGTACCGTGCTGTCGTTCCGAAGAAGGCGGCGATGGCTTTGGCTGTGCGTTCCCGCCCCAAGCCTGTGGTTTCCAGTTCGATGCCGAACGTTTGGGTTTTCATGGTTTTTCCTTTCGTGCCTTGGTTTTGGGGGCTTGCCCCGCGGCGTGACACATTCATCACTCCGGTCGCTCGAAAAGTAAAGGCCGATTTTTTCCACGATCTTTGGGGCAACGGGCGGTGCAAATCTGACAAAGAAGCGCCCCAAACCGAAAAGCTTCCTATATGCGCGAAAAGCGCACCCACGCACGTGCGCGTACGCACGTAAGAGCGCAAACCCGTCACACGCCGAATGCTTTGCACCCCCCAGAATCGCCGTTTTTGCCCCAAACCCCCGGCTTCCGCCCCCGGTGACCGCCTTTTTTGCCGCCATCTGCCCCGGAAAACCCCGTTTTTCGCCCCGCGCAGTCCCGGCTACCCGGTGTTTTTTCCGCCCCGGTGTGACTTTCCGCTCGGCTTTCCCCGGCAAAGCCGCCCCAACCCCCGGCTTTTCCGCCCCGGCTTCCCGGCAAAACACTCGGTTTGCGCCCCGGCTTCCGCCGTTTTGCCCCGGTCTCCCCGGTGGCTCGCCGCCCCGGTGTGGTTTTTGCCCCGGCTCCCGGCTTCCCGGTCGCCCCCGGTGGCTTTCCGCCCCGGCACTTGTCGCCCCGGTCGCCGCCCACGGTGTTCCCGGAAAACCCCGCCCCCGAATCCACGGCTTTTTTCGTTCCCGCCGTGGCACCCCCCCAAGGGGGTCCCGAATCCCTGGGAGCGATCTCGAAAAGACCGCCGCCCCCTCTCGCGTGAAATTCCGCGAAATTAGGGGCCCCGGGGTCTGAGCCCCTGGAAGCCCATTCTGCTGGCGTAGTTCAATGGCAGAACAGCTGCCCTGTAAGCAGCCCATCACGGTTCAAGTCCGTGCACCAGCCCCACTTTTGAAGGAGGTACGCATGAAAACTGACATGCAGATAAAAAGAATGCCGGTCACTGCGCTCAAGCCTGCGAAGTACAATCCCCGCAAAGACTTGAAGCCCGGTGATCCGGCATACGAAAAAATCAAACGAAGCCTGCAGGACTTCGGCTATGTAGACCCTGTCATTTGGAACGAGGTGACGGGAAATATTGTCGGCGGTCATCAGCGGTTCAAGGTGCTGACTGCCGAAGGTGCCACGGAAATCGACTGCGTGGTGGTGCACATTGAGAACCCGCAGGACGAAAAGGCACTGAACATTGCGCTCAACAAAGCTGTCGGCGAATGGGAGCCGAAAGCTCTGGCCGACCTGCTCTCCGACCTCCAACTGACAGGCTATGACCTTGGTGCGACCGGCTTTGACGCCGCAGAGGTGGATGAGCTTTTCAGCAAGGTACATGACAAGGATGTCAAGGACGATGATACCGATCTTGATCCAGAGGAGATCACGCCCTTCGTCAAAGAGGGCGACCTGTGGACGTTGGGCAAACATCGGATGCTATGTGGCGATGCCACCAGCGAGGATGATTTGAACCATCTCATGGGTGATGTCAAAGCGAATCTCATCGTGACGGACCCTCCGTACAATGTGTCGTATGAATCCGCAGACGGCAAGTCCATCCAAAACGACAGCATGGCGGATGGTGCATTCTATGAGTTCCTGCTCTCCGCTTTCCGCAATTGGCTGCCGCATCTGGCAGAGGGTGCATCCGCTTACATCTTCCATGCGGATACGGAAGGTCTGAACTTCCGCAGAGCGTTTAAGGAAGCAGGATTTCATATCAGCGGTGTATGCATCTGGGTAAAGAACTCGCTGGTACTCGGCCGCAGTCCTTACCAATGGCAGCATGAACCCGTGCTGTATGGCTGGCTGCCCAATGGCAAGCATAAGTGGTTCGCCGACAGAAAGCAGACGACCATCTGGAATTATGATAAGCCCAAGCATTCCAAGGAGCACCCTACCATGAAGCCCATCCCGCTGCTTGCTTATCCCATCAAGAACAGTTCCGCGCCGAACGGCGTAGTGCTGGATACCTTTGGCGGCTCAGGCAGTACGCTCATTGCCTGTGAACAGACCGACCGTATTTGCTACACCACGGAGATTGACCCCAGATATGCTTCTGTCATTGTGCAGCGGTATGTGGAGCTCATCGGCTCTGCGGAAAAAGTCACCGTGCTCCGTGACGGAAAGACCATGACCTATGATGAAGTCATGACTACAAACTGATATGAATGGAGGAATCGCTCATGGCGATCCGAGGGCGCAAGCCCAAGCCGACCGCGCTGAAGGCGCTGGAAGGCAATCCGGGCAAGCGTCCGCTCAACGAGCATGAGCCGACCCCGCCCAAAAGCACAATCAGATGTCCGACCTGGCTGGAAGCGGAAGCCAAAAAGGAATGGCGCAGACTCGCGCCATCCCTCGAAGCCATGGGTGTTCTGACCAGTGTGGACATCACTGCCTTTGCCGGATACTGCCAGGCATATGCCCGGTGGAAGGAAGCCGAAGAGTTCATTTCCCAGCACGGCTCCATCTTCCAGACACCCAGTGGGTATGTTCAGCAGGTGCCGCAGGTATCCATTGCGCAGCAGAATCTCAAAATTATGCAATCCTTCTGCTCGGAGTTCGGCTTAACACCTGCAACCCGAAGCCGCATTATCGCAAACAGCGGCGAGGGCACAGATGAATCCGACCCCATGGAATCCCTGCTGAAGGGAGGATGGTAAGATGGCGTTTGACGAGAAGAAAGCCAATCGAGTCATTCGGTTCATCGAATGTCTCAAACATACCAAGGGTGAGTTCCATGGAAAACCGTTTCATCTGCTGCCTTGGCAGAAGAAAATCGTGGCGGACGTGTTCGGCACCATGCGAGATGACTATCCCGATCAGCGGCAATACAGCACCGCTTACATTGAAATACCCAAGAAGAATGGGAAACAGCTTGCTTTGGATACACCAATTCCTACGCCCATGGGATTTGTCCCCATGGGCGAACTTCGTGTTGGGGACCTTGTTTTCGATGAACATGGGACCCCCTGTCATGTGCTTGCCAAAAGTGCCGTAGATGATACCGAACAGGCCTACAGGATCACCTTCAGAGATGGCACCAGTATAGTAGCTGGCGAACGGCATCTTTGGAATTGTCAGACTATCATTGGTAAACCGAAGGATGTTCAGCTGACAACTGGTGAAATCTATAGAAGAACTAAAGCTCACATAGACAAGTATGGTGAATCAACATCGGAAGGCAAAAGGTCGGTTATTCGTATATCTGTAGCACACCCGCTACACATTTCTGAAGCCACTCTTCCAGTTGATCCTTACCTCTATGGATTCTGGCTCGGCAATGGGAATGCAATAAAGCCGGAAATCACCATTCGGACAGAGGATTTGAAGCGTATCAAGGAACAAATTCCCTATATCGTTCACAATCAGTATCTTCAACAATGCGGCGGAAGCTATATTGTGGTCTATCGGGAACTTAAGCAAATCCTGGTACCATCCTTCCGAGATAAGGTGATTTTTCATCAATATCTCTGGGCTTCGGAAGAACAGAGATGGTCATTACTGCAAGGTCTGATGGACTCTGACGGATGCATTGGAAGCCGTAAAGGGCAAAGCGTATATGTCAGTACCATCCGTCAGTTAGCCGAATCGGTGAGAACGCTTCTGTGGAGCCTGGGTATCAAAAATGCCATGACCAGTCAGCCCTCCACTCGATATGGGATTCCGACTGGGGAAACACTGTACATCATCCGGTTCACTACCTTTGATGACCAAATAACATCCAGACTGGAGCGAAAAATCAATCGCAAACGGGAGCGTGTCAAGCTTACACGTTCCTGTTTTCATTATCTGAAAGAAATCGTTCCTTTGACCGAAAAGGTGCCTATGCAGTGCATCCAAGTAGACAGCCCCAGCCATTGTTATCTGGCAGGACCGTCCATGGTTCCCACACACAACAGCGAGCTTGGTGCCGCCATAGCCCTCAACATGCTGGTCAACGATGATGAATGGAAGGCAGAGGTCTACTCCTGCGCATCCGACCGTCAGCAGGCCGCTATCGTGTTTGATGTGGCCGTGGACATGGTGAAGCAGTCCCCGGCGCTCAGCAAGCGCATCAAGATTATCCCTTCCATGAAGCGGATGGTCTACCAGCCAACAGGGAGCATCTATCAGGTGCTGTCCAGTGAGGTGGCCACGAAGCACGGTCTGAATGTATCTGCCTGCATCTTCGATGAGCTTCACACTCAGCCTACCCGTGCGCTGTATGACGTGATGACGCAGGGCTCCGGTGATGCTCGGAAACAGCCTCTGTGGTTTTTCCTGACCACGGCAGGTACAGACCGAAATTCTATCTGCTGGGAAGTCCATCAGAAAGCCCTCGACCTGCTGGAAGGAAGAAAACGCGACCCACGGTTTTACCCTGTGCTGTTCGGTCTCCCGGATGAAGCCGACTGGCAGGATGAACAGAACTGGTATAAGGCCAATCCATCCCTTGACCACACCATTTCCATCGAAAAAGTACGGGATGCCTATCACAAGGCACTGGAGACCCCGGCAGATGAGAATATGTTCCGTCAGCTGCGCTTGAACCAATGGGTCAAACAGTCCATTCGCTGGATGCCCATGGATAAATGGGATGAATGCGGCGGCAATATTGACCTTGCATGGCTGGAAGACCGTGCCTGTTACGCGGGGCTTGACCTGTCATCCACCAGTGACTTGACGACCCTGGTGTTGGTCTTTCCACCCACGGACGAGGACGATGTGTATACGGTTCTGCCGTTCTTTTGGTTACCGGAGGATACGCTTTCTCTGCGTGTGCGCCGCGACCATGTCATGTACGATGTGTGGGAGAAGCAAAAGTTGCTCATCACCACGGAAGGCAATGTGGTGCATTACGGCTTCATCGAGCAGTTCATCTGCCAGCTGGGTGAACGGTATAACATCCGGGAAATCGGCTACGACCGCTGGAATGCCAGCATGATGGTACAGACCCTGCAGGATGATGGCTTCACCATGGTGCCCTTTGGTCAGGGCTTCAAGGACATGTCTCCGCCCACCAAGGAACTGATGCGTCTGGTGCTGGAGCACAAGATCAATCACGGCGGGCACCCTGTACTCCGCTGGAATATGGATAATGCTTTCGTCCGCACCGACCCCGCCGGCAACATCAAGCTGGACAAGGAAAAGTCCACGGAGAAGATTGACGGCGCAGTCGCTATGATTATGGGGCTTGACCGTGCCATGAAGAACATGAACGCAGGCAGCGTGTATGATGAGCGCGGTCTGCTGATCATCTGAGGTGAGATAATGCCGAGAACACCCAAACGCCCCTGCCGATACCCTGGTTGTCCAAATCTCTGCGACAGCGGTGTGTACTGTAAGGCGCATGCAGCACTTTCACATGACTACCTTCGCGGCAGCGCGGCAGAGCGCGGATATGATGCCCGATGGCAGAAAGCAAGGAAGGCATACCTTGCAAAGCATCCGCTGTGCATCAACTGCCAGCGGAACGGTAAGATGACCCCGGCAACGGTGGTCGACCATATCATTCCGCATCGTGGGGATATGAAGCTGTTCTGGGATAAAGAAAACTGGCAGCCCCTTTGCAAGAGCTGCCATGATCGGAAAACGGGATGTGGGTTGTAATTAGTCATCTTTATAGAGATTGAATCCGTGTTCTCGATGATATCTAGGGCCGCGAGGAGTTTCATCGCCCCAATCTCTTTCACTCTTTATCTTGTCGAATAGGTTGCGGATGTTTTCCCATCTGATTACCTCTGAGAGTGGCAACCTCCCGTTGATTGAATTCTTTCGGACGATTTCTCGCTCTACCTCCCACTGAGAATCTGTTAAGTTTTCAATCCACTCACGGCTATACTTTTCGGGTTCTCTATTCGACCACTTATGGAGTAAGCCTCCACCAAGAGCAAGTCCCACCAAAGCTAGCAAACCCTTCACGAGTTTATTCATGAAATCACCCCTCGCCACGTTTTTCGACAGTATTATAACACGCAAATCTCTATTTTCATAGGAGGTAGAAGTGAAAAATCCCTTTCAATCTCTGTTTCGCGCACGGGATAAGCCCCGAAACGTGGTGTCTGCCGCGCCGACATTCTATTTTGGCACAGCGAATTCCGGCAAATCTGTCACTCCGCGCTCTGCCATTCAGGTTACAACCGTGTATGCATGTGTCCGTGTAATCGCGGAAACCATCGCTTCACTGCCATTTGGGGTGTATGAAAGCACGGAACACGGCAGTCAGAAAGCCATGGAGCATGAACTTCAGCGGCTTCTCCATGATGAGCCGAACCCCGAAATGACCAGCTTTGTGTGGCGGGAGACCATGCTCACACACCTGTTGCTCTATGGCAACAGCTACACACAGATTATCCGCTCCGGGCGTAATCACATCGTGGGGCTGTATCCGTTGCTGCCGGATAAGATGGAAGTCGACCGTGACAGTAAGGGAACGCTGACCTACACCTACACAACCACAGACGGCAAGCAGGTGTTGCTTGACCCCATGGATGTGCTGCACATTCCGGGGCTTGGCTTTGACGGCATTGTGGGATACAGCCCCATTGCACTGGAGCGGAATGCCATCGGCTTGGGCATCGCTACGGAGGAGTACGGAAGCAAGTTCTTCGAGAACGGTGCACGTCCTTCCGGCATTCTGACACACCCCGGAACAGTGAAAGAGCCGAAACGCCTGCGGGACAGTTGGAACGCGGCGTATGGCGGCAGTTCCAACAGCGGTAAAGTCGCTATTCTGGAAGAGAATATGACTTATACACCCATTTCCCTTCCAAATAACGAGGCGCAGTTCCTGGAAACCCGTAAGTTCCAAGTGGAGGAGATCTGCCGGATCTTCCGTGTGCCTCCTCACCTTATCGGCGATCTGAGCCGTGCCACCTTCTCCAACATCGAGCATATGAGCATCGACTTTGCCGTGCATACCATCCGTCCCTGGTTGGTTCGCATCGAGCAGGCCATGAACCGGGCCCTTTTCGTGGAAAACGAGAAGGGTCACTTTTATGTGCAGTTCAACATCGACGGGCTCATGCGCGGCGACTACAAAAGCCGCATGGAGGGCTACGCTATCGCCCGTCAGAACGGCTGGATGAGTGCCAATGATATCCGCGCCCTGGAGAATCTGAACCCCATCGCGCAAGAGGAAGGCGGAGACGCTTACCTCATCAACGGCAACATGATTCCCATCGGCATGGCGGGACTTGGTTATCTGCTGAGCGCCATGAACACGACTCAAAATACTGAAGAAAGCTCGGAAGAAACCAACCCATCTGAGGAGAAAGAAGAACAACCGAAACGCTCTCCTCAAAGACGAAAACGAAAGAAGGAGGAACAGCAGAATGGTGAAGCCCCTGACGCTGGGCAGTCTGTTTGACGGCATCGGCGGTTTCTGTCTGGCCGGGCAGTATGCCGGTATGAAGCCCATCTGGGCATCCGAGATCGAACCGTTCCCCATGCGGGTGACGGAGAAAAGGTTTTCGGATGTCCGTCAGCTGGGTGATGTGAACAGCCTGTCTGGAGAAGATATCCCGCCTGTGGACGTCATCACCTTCGGCAGTCCATGCCAAAACCTGTCTATTGCCGGGAAGCGCGCGGGACTTCAGGGAACGCAGTCCTCTCTGTTCTTCCAGGCCATCCGAATCATTACAGAAATGAGGTGCAAGACCCATGGACAATATCCAAGCTATGCCGTGTGGGAAAACGTGCCGGGCGCACTGTCCTCGAACGATGGGCAGGATTTCAGGCAGGTCCTCGAGAGCCTTGCCCAAATCGCAGACGAGCATACAGCTGTTCCTATGCCTGAGAATGGAAAATGGCTCGGCGCGGGAGAAATCCTGGGAGACCATTATTCACTCGCCTGGCGCATCCTCGACGCCTCGAAGGGCTGGGGAGTCGCACAAAGACGGCGGCGAATATTTCTTGTCGCGGATTTTGCAGGAACAGGTGCCGGAGAAATACTCTTTGAGTCCGAGGGCTTGTCAGGGTATACTCCTCCGTGCGGCGAAGCGTGGCAAGGAACTGCCCGAGGTGCTGAAGGCGGCACTGGAGCGTCAGGCACAGTTGTCCTGAACGACCAGGGCGGCAACCGCATGGACATCACAGAGAATGAAACCAGTACATTAAGGGCAAAGATGAACAGTCATCAGCCGGTCATCCTCGCCAGTGGTTTCTGCACAGAGCACAGCGCCGACAGTCGTGGCATTGGCTATGTCGAAGAAGAATCACCCACACTGCGAGCAGGTGTGACTCCCGGCGTAGCCATTGAGTTCAACCCTACGGACAACCGAATCAAGGTAAAAGAGAACGGAATCTGCCAGACACTCTGCTCCCGTATGGGCACGGGCGGCAACAATGTCCCGCTGACGCTCAAGATCCGCTCAGGCTGTGAGGGCGGCGGCAAAGGATCGCTGGTGCAGGAGAACCAGTCCGCAACGCTGTCCACCCGAAACGACCAGACGCTCTTTCAACCGAAGGTCTACGGCATCAGCTCCGACCAGAGCCATGCCATGCTGTCGGACAATCCCCACAGCGGCATCTATGAAGCGGATACTTCCAGAACGCTAGACTGCAAGGGCGGCAATCCTTCCTGCAATCAGGGCGGCATTGCCGTGGTGGAAGCCTATGCCCTACAGGGCAGCATGATCGGCCGGAAGGATGAAAACGGTCCGCAGGGAGACGGCATCAACAAAGATGTGTCATTCACCCTCAACACCATTGACCGCCATGCCGTATACGCCATGAATGTGGGCTTCTTTGCCGCCTAGGAAGAGCAGACGCCCTCCCTCATGGCAAGAGACTGGAAAGATCCGCCTGTTGTGAACACTGATAAGGGCGAATTCCTCGTGCGCAGGCTCACCCCCGATGAGTGCTGCCGACTGCAGGGTTATCCCGATGGCTGGTGTCACGATCTTGGCGACGAGAATCCTACACCTGATGAAATCGCCCTCTGGCGGCAACGGTTTGCCGTCTGGGACAACATCCAGGGCAGGACACGCCCTCGAACTGACAAAGAAATCATCAAATGGCTGCAACATCCCAACTCGGATGCGGCGGAATACAAGGCATACGGAAACAGCGTGGCTGTACCGTGTGTCTTTTTTGTTCTCGCTGGCATCGTGTGGGCAGCTGGAAAGGAGATTGAATGAGGAAGTTCTGGAACTGGATCAAAAATGAGGACACCGGGGAGCGAACGCTCCTGCTGGAAGGCGTGATCGCCGAGGACAGCTGGTTTGGAGATGAAGCGACACCTGCGGCTTTCAAGCGTGAGCTCATGCAGGGACGCAGTCCCATCACCGTACAGCTGCACAGCCCCGGTGGGGATTGTATTGCCGCTTCGCAAATCTACAACATGCTCATGGATTATCCGTCCGATGTGACGGTGAAGATCGACGGGCTGGCAGCATCTGCCGCTTCCGTCATCGCCATGGCAGGAACCTGCGTCACCATGTCACCGACCAGTCTCATGATGATCCACAATCCTTCCACCATTGCCAGTGGCGAAGCGCAGGATATGCAGAAAGCCATCCACCTGCTGGATGAGGTGAAGGAAAGTATTATCAACGCCTATGAGCTCAAGACCGGGATGCCGCGAAACGAGCTTTCAAGGCTCATGGACGAGGAGACCTGGATGAATGCTCACAAGGCAAAAGAACTGGGCTTCTGCGATGAGATTCGTGGTGAGGAGGATGAAAAATCCACGCAATTCAGCTTTTCGGACTTTTCCTATTCCCGCAAGGTAGCCAATGCAAATCTGCTTAACAAGCTGAAGGCAGCTATTCCGGAAGACATCCCCAATCCTGAACCCGCACCCGTACCCAATGACCGTGTGGCTGTGATGAAAACAGACACACGGCTGGAACACCTGAGATTTTAGGAGGATACCGACATGAATCAGATTCTTACCCTTCGTGAAAAGCGTGCTTCCCTGTGGGATGCCGCCAAGAAGTACCGAGATACCCATATCGGCACGGACGGCACCATGAATGCCGAGGATGCGCAGACCTACGACCGCATGGTCGACGACGTTGACCGCATGAAGCAGGAAATCGACCGGCTGGAGCGCCAGCAGGCCATTGACCGCGAAATGAACCAGCCCACCTCCGTGCCGTTGACCGGGAAGCCGGATGCCTCTCTGGAAGGCGCGAAGCCCAAGACCGGCAAGGCGTCGGATGCCTATAAGACCGCTTTCTGGCGCGTCTTTAGGGATAAGGCAGTGCCCTTTGAAGTGCAGAACGCGCTGAAGATCGGCGAAGATGACCACGGCGGTTATCTGGCTCCTGATGAGTATGAACGCACCCTGATCGAGGCGTTGGAAGAGCAAAACATCTTCCGTCAGCTGGCGCACACCATCACCACGTCCAGCGGTGACCGCAAGATTCCCATTGTGGCATCCAAGGGTACTGCCAGTTGGATTGATGAAGAAGCGGTCTATCCCGAGAGCGATGACACCTTCGGCATGCTGTCCATCGGCGCCTTCAAGCTGGCCACGACAATTAAGGTGTCCGACGAGCTTCTGCACGACAGCGTGTTCGATGTGGCGGCTTACATTGCCAAGGAGTTCGCCCGCCGTATCGGTGCGGCTGAGGAGGAAGCCTTCTTTACTGGCAACGGCACAGGCCGTCCTACGGGGCTTTTGGCGGATGGCTCTGCACAGGTGGGCGTAACTTCCGCGAACGGCATCAGCACCACCTTTGATGAGATCATTGACCTATTCTATTCTCTGCGCGCTCCCTATCGCCGGAATGCTGTGTTTCTCATGAACGACAGCACGGTGCGCAATCTGCGCAAGCTGAAGAACGGCAGTGGGGATTACCTCTGGCAGCCCAGTGTGACCGCAGGAACGCCCGACACCATCCTGAACCGTCCCGTGTACACCTCTTCCTATATGCCTACGCTGGAAGCCGGTAAGAAGAGCATCGTGTTCGGTGATCTGAGCTACTACTGGATCGCTGACCGTGAAGGCCGCACTTTCCAGCGGCTGAACGAGCTGTACGCACCCACGGGGCAGGTGGGCTTCCTGTCCTCCGAACGTGTAGACGGCAAGCTGATCCTACCCGAAGCGGTCAAGTGCCTGCAGATGAAGGCGTAAGGAGGGCTACAAATGGACAGCAACACCAGAAACTATATGGCGCATGGTGGAAATGAGCTTGTCATTGGCGGCAAGCTCACTTTTCTTCCCGGCGCAACGGTAGAAGGAGCAGAAGGTCTGTTTGACCTTCCGAAAGGAGCAGAGCCTGTTGCGGTCACCACCAGTGAAGCAACGACAGTAGCCGCTCTTCGTGAGGACTTTAATCATCTGCTGGATACCCTGCGCACTGCAGGGGTGATCAGATGATCATCACCGTTGATGAGGTCAAAACCCATCTGCGCATCGAGGATGATGGCGAGGATTCCTTCTTGGAAGGGCTGATCACACAGGCACAGGCTGTGGCTGAAGATTTCTGCAGGACAGAGTTCACTGAACCGGCACCGGAGCCTGTGCGACTTGCTCTCATGCTTTTCGTCAGCCACTACTACGAAAACAGGGATAATCCGGACAGAACCATCTACGGCACCATGCGGATTGCCTTTGAGAATCTGCTCTATCCCTACAGAGACCCGGACAAGTTTTTCTGATTGGAGGTGAGGTCACTTGCGTGGCTATAAAAACTTTGACGGTACGCCGCACCCTGGCGACCTCAAGCACCGAGTCGAGATCGGCTACACCGAGAGCGTTGCCAACGAGAACGGCTATCCGCAGGAGAAGGATGTCGTGCTCTGCACCGTGTGGGCTTCTGCCACAGATGCCGGCAACCAGCACTACCGCAGTGCGGACGTGATGAACACGGAAGCCGTGGTCAACTTCACCATCCGCTACCGGGCTGATGTGAAGCCCGGCATGTGGGTGCGCTTCCGCGGCGATAAGTGGACGATTTCCACCCTCGGTGAATACTCCTTCCAGAAGACCTATCTGGGACTCAAAGCTTCCATTGCAAAGGGCGTGAGCGGATGAAACAGGTACAGGAAGCCCTCAAGGATATCGGAATCCCGGTATATGCAGGCATCTGGCGTGCTTCATCTGCTAATCAGAATCCACCCACGCAATACATCGTGTACTCCACGACCACCATGGAAACCGCCTATGAGGACGATAGGCCGACTGGCTATCGCACCTTTGTCTACCTCAATCTATGGTCGGATACAGACCCAACAGCCATGCGTTACGCCATCCGAAAGGCAATGTACGCAGCTGGCTTTTCTATTGTGGAGGAATCAGACAAAGGCTATAACCAGCCGGCCTACGATACCGCAACAAGGCAATACACCGTGCAATGGACATGGTGTCTCCACGAGGAGGTGTGACCATGCCAATGAATGTTGATGGACTGGATCAGCTAATTGGTGACATCAACCGCATGGCCAGTGCGCTGGATACGGCAAACGAAGGTGCACCCGCTGCCAAACGCATCCTGCAAGCGGCGGCTGTCCCCGTTGATGCGCAGATGAAAGCCAATGCCAGCAAAGATCCCAAAATCATCTCAAATAAACTGCATGGTGCCATCTCTACCGGAAAGGTAAAGCGGCACAAAAGCACAGGACTGCACATTACCATTGGTGTCCATCGCAAGGATTGGGATGCCGAAGACTACTATCCCGCCTATGTGGAGTATGGGCATAGTGGTCCTGCTCCCGCACCTGCGCACCCGTATGTGCGTCCGGCCTTTGATGCCCGTCAGGATGAAGCCTTCGGCATTATCCGGGACGGGCTTTTCAATGAACTGAGAAAGTGAGGAAAACACTATGGCTGTAACAGCTTCTCCTTCTGTTTCTTCGACCATCGGTCTTAAGAATGTGGTCATTGCTCCGCTGACTGCCGATACGGAGACAGAACTCACCTACGGCACGGTTCAGGCGGTGGCAGGCGCGATTGAAGCGTCTGTTACCCCTGACAATACCGACCCCAACATCATGTACGCCGATGACATCGAGTTTGACACACTCTATGCCGATCCAGAAATCACCTTCAAGCTGAAGATGGCGGACATTCCGCTCACCATCCAGGAAATGCTCTTTGCCAATACCATGGATGACAACGGTGTGCTGCTGCGCACAGCACAGGACAAGCCGCCGTATTTCGCTGTGGGCTTCAAGTCCGAAAAGAGCAACGGCAAGTTCCGCTATGTGTGGCTGTACAAGGTTCGCGCCAAGCCCCTGACCGAGAACTTCGCCACCAAGGAAGGCGACACCATTACCCGCCAGAATCCCGAGGTGGAGTTTACCGCTATCAAGCGCACCCATGACGGGCGCTATCAGGCGGTGGCGGATGAAGGCGAGAACGGCTTTACTGCCGAAAAGGCGAATACCTTCCTGGACACGGTATACGAACCCTCCATCGCTTAAGGCGGTGATGCCGTATGTCGCTGGAAGGTTTGAAGCGGAACGGGCACCGACTGGAGCTTGGAAACTTTGAGCTTTACGGCGAATACGGCATCCCCATCCTGCAGCCGGCTCAGCTGGACAGTAGGCTTAACTGGCTGCGGTTTAATCATTCGCTGAAAGCCAAAGAACGCACAGACTGTGGTGTCCACTTCTTTATTGACGATTACCTCTTTGAAAGAGCATGGCACGACCCTCCGCGCTATGCTCTTTTTCTTCACCGTTTTGCGGCAGTCATGGCCCCGGACTTCTCCATGTTCACGGATTATCCCAAAGCTGTGCAGGTGTACAACCACTGGCGCAAGCATCAGCTGGGCGCGTACTGGCAGAGCATGGGCATGACGGTCATTCCTACGATTGGCTGGCTGGATAAGGACAGCTACAGCTGGTGTTTTGACGGTGAGCCGATGCACAGCACAGTGGCTGTATCCTCTGTGGGAACGCAGAAAAACCAGGATTCCAAACGGCTATTTTTGGACGGCTACAACGAGATGATGGTACGACTTCAGCCAACAAAAATCATCTTCTTCGGCGCTGTTCCAAAGGAATGCACCGGGAATATCGAGCACCACTCACCCTACTACGAAACGTTCACCCATCGACTTGACTTTTCGATGAATGAGAGGTAAGTCTATGGGCACGCGAGGATCGGCTTCGCATGGCGGCGCAGGATACTTCGGCAGAAATTTCAATCTGAGCGGCTATTATGATCCTGCCCATGTGAATGTATATGATGCGGAACAAATGCATCTTCATCATGGAAACTTCAGCCAGGAACTCTGGAATTCACTGTCGGATGCTGAACGTGCCGGTATCAGAAGCTATACCGGCGCATGGTACACAGACATGAACGATGCGCTGTTTGGTGGTGGGGCTGTTTCAGGCCGGGTACAGCAGATGATCGACAATGCCACAAGCGGCATGAACCGAATGGCTTCACAGTTTAACTTTGTTGCTTACCGGGGTGATTCGCCCTACGATATGGCAAATCTGTTGGGCGGCACGAGAGATCAGCTTCGAAACGCGGCATTTTTGCGAGGTTCCATCGGCAAGACAGTTGAATTCAAGGGATTTATGTCTACGGCCATCCATGAAGATTATGCCTGGACGCACAAAGGTGTGACAACGGTCATCAAAACACCCAAGGGAGCAAAAGGATTCTTTGTTGACCCTGTATCTGCAAACCAGGGTGAGAAAGAGTTTCTCTTTCAGCGCGGAACGAAGATGAAAGTTGTTCGCATCGAAACAGATTCATCCGGCGATCTCAAGAAAATCTATCTGGAGGTTGTTCCGGGAAAAAAGTAATAAAGAAGGAGTTGATACAGCTATGAGACAGGCCGCGATTGACCTGCTGACATATATTCAAAAAACCGATCTCCCTTCCCGGCAGGAATGGGAACGGCTTCCTGCGGCTGCTAAAGCATTTCTGATGGAAGTGTATGACAGCGGGATCTGGGATCCTGATTTTTTCGCAAAGCGACAGAAGCTGGAATCTGCCGACATCGGAAAGATGCCGCTTTCAGATGTGTATACCTACTTTACGGCCATTATCGCTACGGAGCGTACCTTCAGCGGCTTCTATGAACAGAAAGCCTATGACGGAACGCTGGAAAAGCTACTCGTCCGCTATCTGGAACTGACGAAGGAGGAGAACTCATGATCACCTGTACCCTTGGCGAAAAGAAATACACTGTCGATTTCATCAGCGGTCGTGCTCTTCGAGAGATGGAGCCGGCCGCTAAAATGTACGCCAAAATCGTGGCCATCTCCAATGCGGCGGTGAAAGGTGAAACGCTCCCACAGGAGGAGCAGATCAGCATCCCGGAAGCCCTGGATGTCATGACCAAATGGTTCTGCATTCTGTTCGGAAACCAGTTCACCGTAGACGAAGTGCTGGACAATTATCCGGTGGATAGGCTCATGCACGATCTGGCATTGGCCCTCATGGCGGTGCAGACACAGACCACAGGCATTTTGGACGAGTTCCCTACGAAGGCAGCGAAGACGGAAACCGAAACGGTGGAAGCCTGACGCTGCCTGATTTCATTTACTCCACCTATAACTCCCTGCTGGAAGGCGGCTGGCGCATGCAGGAAATCGACAGCATGGATATGCTGGGCTTCCTGCGTGTCCGTGCATGGAATGCCCAACAGAAGAAGGAAAAGCAGAAACCGACAGCTGGCTATATCGACATGGTATGGCCTGCGCTAAAGCTCTGAGAAAGGAGGCAAGCCCATGGCAGAATCCTTGCGTGACCTGGTGGTTTCGCTATCATTGAACACCGACAATTTCACCCGAAACATCAAGTCGGTCAACAAGCAGATCCAGGAGGCTGAGTCCTATTTCAAGCTTGCCTCTGCTGGCGTACAGGGTTTTGATACCTCCGCTGCCGGGCTATCCTCCAAGCTGGAAATGCTGGAACGAAAGCTCACATTGCAGCGAAGCGGCGTGGAGCAATACCAAAAGGCACTGGCTGCCGCAAACAGCAAGCTCTCCGAAAGCTATCAGCGACAGACAGATTACGCCCATCGATTGGATGAAGCCAAGACCAGGCAGGCAACGCTCAAGGCAGAAGTGACCTCCGCCACCCAGGCATATAAGCATTACAAGAACACGCTTGGCGAAACGGATTCTGCCACCATCGCCGCCAAGGCGAATATGGAAGCCGCCCAGCAGGAATATGCTGCCGCTTCCCAAGAGGTACGGAAGCTCTCCGGGCAAAACGATGCCCTAAAGCGCAGCACTCAGAACGCAGCAGATGCCGTATCCACCGCGCAGACACAGCTGAACCGTGCGCAGGCTGCCGTCAGGGAAACGGAAGCTGCAATTCGCAGCACCAACCAGCAGCTGCGTACAGCACAGTCCTGCTGGACATCCGCCGGAAAAGCCATGACGGAGTTCGGTACTCGGTGCGAGAAGCTGGGCCAATCTGCCGAAAAGATCGGCAAGAAGCTGACCACCTACATCACCACACCCATCGTGGGGCTTGGAACGACGGCGGTCAAAGCCAGCATCGACTTTGAATCTGCCTTTACTGATGTTCGTAAGGTCACCACGGCTACTGAGGAAGAATTCACTGAGTTGTCGGATTCCATCAAGCAAATGTCCACCGAGCTGGCCGCTTCCACCACGGATATTGCTGCCGTTGTGACATCTGCCAGCCGTCTGGGTATTCAGACGGACAAGCTCATGGACTTCACCGAGGTCATGATCAACCTGGGCAACTCCACGGATATGACGGCTAACGATGCCGCCACACAGATGGCGCGCTTTGCTAACATTATGGGCATGGATCAGAGCCTGTTCAACAACATGGGCAGTTCGCTGGTAGCCCTCGGCAACAACTACGCCACCACCGAATCCCAAATCATGGAGATGGCGTTGCGCATGGCTGGTGCAGGCAAGCAGGTGGGGCTCACCGAAGCACAGGTTTTGGGCTTCTCTGCCGCTCTTTCCTCTCTCGGTATCGAGGCACAGATGGGTGGTTCGTCTTTTTCCAAGGCACTGGTACAAATGGAGGTTGCTTCCGCCACAGGTGGTCAGGCGCTGGACGATTTTGCCAGCGTTTGCGGTCTCACAGCAAGCGAATTCAAGATGCTATGGGACAATGACCCTGCTGCGGCATTCCAATCTTTCATCGTGGGTCTTTCCAAGATGGACGATGCGGGTATTTCGGCGATTGCCGTCTTGGATGAGATCGGCATCTCGGAAATTCGTCTGCGTGACACACTGCTCCGTGCGACCAACGCCACGGAGCTTTTCAGTAAAACGCAGGAGACCGCCAACAACGCATGGAAGCAGCATACAGAACTCAGCACAGTTGCAAAACAGCGGTACGCCACCACAGCCAGTCAGCTGGTGAACCTCAAGAATAAGGCCATGCTGTTTGCGCAAAGCCTGGGTGATGACTTTTCGCCTACCGTCCACAAGGTCATTGATGGCATCAACAGCTTTGTTGAAAAGTTGCTGTCCATGGATGAAGCACAGCGCAAGGTCCTAATCCAGCAGGCTGTCTTCATTGCCGGGATCGGCCCTGCCGTGCTGGCCTTTGGCAAGATGACCACAGGCATCGGAAAGGTAGCCAAGGGACTGGGAACCTTTGCAACGGCTGTCGGCAAGGCCGGCGGTGGGTTCAAGGGTTTTCTTTCCGTTTTGGGCAAGTCTCCTGCCGTGTGGGCGGCTGTTGCTATCGCGGTCGTCGCGGGTACAGTTGCCCTCATCGACTACGCATCTGGTGCCAAACAGGCACGGGAAGCCTTGGAGGGCATGGCTGAAACCGCCCAGAAATGGAAGGACACTGCAGCGGACACCTTCTATGGCAAAAGCAATGCCGGGCTTTCCTTCTTCGGTATGTCCACCGACAACTTCAAGAAGGAATCCAGTAGTGTTCAAAGCGCCGCCGATTGGCTAAGCGGATTGCTCACCGTCTGGACAGATGGAAAAAAGGAAACCAATACCATCGTCAAACAGTGGACGGATTCCTGGAAACAGCTAACCGCTGGCACACGGGATGGTCTTTCTGAGATGCAGAAGACCGCTGAGGAGAGCGGATATTCCGGGCTTTCTGCCCAAATCCAGGCAGATATCGATACCCTGGATGCCATGGACACCGAAATTGCGAAGCTTCTCAAAAAGCGTCAGAACAAGCTGTTCACCGAGGAAGATCAGAAGCGTCTGCAGGAGCTTATTGCTGCCAGGGGTGAAATTGAGATCAAGTATCACCTCGTGGAAGCGGACGCCGAGGGCTTTGATACCATTCGGGATAAGCTGAATGCCGAAATTGCCCGTGCGCATGCTCGCGGACAGGCGGATGCGGATGTTTCCGTCTACCAGAATGCCATTGTGGCATCTGCCCAGGGCATGGCAACCATCAATCAACAGATCGATGAGCAATACGACAAGGAGTATGCGCTCATCCAGCTGATGGCGGATGGCGCTGAAAAGGAAGCCGCCAAGGCTGACCTGGATGCCAGATATCTGGAACAGCGCAAACAAGCGGCCCATGAGTATGCCGAAACCCTTGCCGGGGTGGTCATGCCTGTCTGGAATTCAGATGAAATGCAGACCGCTGGCGATCAGATGGACAAGCTCGTTCAGCTGATGCGCCAGTACTACCTCGCTTCCGAATTCGATCGTCCGGATATCCTGACACAGATGGAACAGCTCTCCTCCGAAATGGACGAGGGTGCGTTGACCGATTACTACGCACTGCTGACCCAAATTCAATCTCTTCTGGACAGCGGTTTATCGGAATCGGAAGTCCAAGCTCTGTTCCCGAAGATCGACTTCTCTTCAGCCCTCGAACATCTGGCATCCATTCAATCTTTCTTCAATAATCGCTCCGCTGACCTCCCCGGGCTGACGTCCATGTTCGGCGAAGCCTTGCCGGAGGAAGTGCTTAAGATCGCCACAGATCTGGATATGACAGGTGCACAGACCCGATGGGATGAATTCGCAGCCAATCCCGGTGCGATCACCACGGAAGCAATCATTACCAGTATCACCCAGGAAGAAAATGCCGCGCTTCAGCAGGTCAAGGTCGAAGGCGTGATCTCCAAATACACAGAGGTGGCAGACGGAGCTGACAGCTCCTCGCTCACCGTGGAAGGACTCATTGCCTATGTCAGCACCTATGCGGAGATCACAACGGGCGCAGACATGTCCGGGCTGACCCCGGAGAACATCACAGCGATGGTCAGTGCCTATCAGGAACTTGCAGCGGGTGCGGATGTTTCCACCCTGACGCCCGGCGAGATCGTGGCCTACATCAGCAAGTATGCCGAGCAAAATGACATCGACCTGAGCAGCTTATCTCCCGATGGACTGACGGCATTCGTGCTGGCTTATCAGGAAGTGACAGGCGGTGCGCTGACCACAGCACTTGCGCCCTCTGACATCACTGCCATGGTCACTAAGTACCTGGAAGCGGAAGGCGTGGATATATCTCAGTTGAACTCTGCACAGGTGGATGCTATCGTCACGACCTTTGCCGAAGCAACCAACTGCGATAAGAGCCAGCTGCTACAGGACTTCACTGCCTACATCACCCGCTATGATGACAGCAGGGCAACCTACCCGACTCCTGAGGTGACGGTCGGCGTCTACGGCTATGACCTGATCGCTTATCGCAAATTTATGAAGGAACATCCCATGGAAGTGGAAGGCGTGCTGAAGCTCTCCGAGGTATACGAAGATCCAAAGGACGCTCTGACAGATGCAAATGCAAAATTCTATCAGGATGGCATCGAGATTCCGGTGGAAGCCGTGCCGGAGGAACTGCTGACCGCCAATCGTGTGGCAGTACTGGGTACTGACGGCATGATGCACATCCTTGTCGCTGCGGATGTCACAGGTGCGGAGGAAGCCATCTCCGAACTTCGAAGCGAAGTAGCAGAGGTGGACCAGTTTGGCACCACAGCCCTCGGCAAGGCAGTGGGTTTGCTCCCAACCACAACCATGGACATGATCGATTCTGCCATGCAGCGGATGAAGAACTACCAGGATGGCGGCTTCTGGAACTGGCTGACAGGCGCGACTAACAAAAACACGCTGGATTTCTCCATGAAGTCTTCCTTCAATGCGGATCGTGTGGCGGAGCTTTCCACCTATGTGGCGGAAGTGGTCTCTGCGATTTCTCAGGGCAAGAAAGTCAAGGAAGAGGACATGGAAAAGCTGCAAAGCATCCTGACCTTCCTGCAGGCATTGGACACCAACGAAACAGGCACACACATCCTGGAAGGTGTGGCGGAAGGCATGACTGCCGCAGGCTGGGACAGCGATGCGGAAACGGTCGCATCCAACCTGGAAACAGCCTTAAACAGCGCCCTTGACATCAATTCTCCATCCAAGCGTGTAGTGCCGATTGGTAACTATGTGGCACAGGGCGTTGGTGAAGGTATGGCAGGCTATGATTTCAGTGTGTCCGCTGCTTCTGTCGCAGGTTCGCTGGAGTCCGCTTTAGGCTCTGCGATGGCGAATGGTTCTTTCTCCGTCATTGGGCAAAGCGTGATGAGCAGTCTCACGGCAAGCATTCAGGGCACATCCCTGCGCAGTGCAGGTGTCAACCTGATGACCGGGCTTCGGGCGGGCATCCTGGCAGGACGCAGTGGTGTTGTTTCCGCCATGCGCTCCGCGGCGCAGGCTACTGTTTCAGCTGCCAAACAGACGCTACAAATCCACAGCCCCTCCCGTGTGTTTCGGGATGAGGTTGGTGCCATGACCATGCGCGGCTTCGGCGAAGGTATTTTGAGTGAGAGCAAGGAACAGGCGCGAATCATCCGAAACGCCAGCCGATTCCTGACGGAGGAAGCGAGGGACAGTGCCATTTCCTATGGCAGCGCCGACAACAGCAGGACATACCATCAGGAGAGCACTGTGGAACTCACTGGCAACAGCTTTTACATTCGGGATGAGCAGGATATTCGTTCGCTTGCTGTGGAGATTGCAACCCTGACCCGCCGCCAGCAGCGCGGAAAAGGTCTGAGAATGGCATAATTCACTTGACTTTTCAGCCTTTCAGAGCGTTAATGTCACCACGCTGAAGGAGGTGAAGGCTTATGTTTTCTATGACCATTCGACCCGAAGTGCTGAAGATGCTCCGGGAGAAGTACCCAGTGGGTGTCCGTGTGGAAGTCGTAGAACTGTGCGATCCATATCGGGATATGCCAGTTGGATTGCAAGGCACAGTGCAGTTTGTCGATGACGCTGGCGGTATCCATGTGAACTGGGACAACGGTTCATCGCTGGCAGCCTTGCATGGCATAGACAAAATACGACTGTGTGATTAACCCAACTCGACCGAAGCACCATCTACGGGTGGTGCTCTTTCTCATGGAGGTAATGGTGAACGACTGGTTTGAATGGAATGGCAAAAAGTGCACAGAGATGGGCATCCGGGTGACGGAACTTCCGCCGCCCACCATGCCCGCTGAACGCTCCACTTTCACAAACATCCCTGGCAAAAGCGGTTCTCTTGTCACACTGGAAGGCGATGCCGTCTATGATGACCTGACGCTGACAACTACCTGTGTGGTGGCTGATCCATCCAAAATTCCTGCCATCTGCGCATGGCTGACAGGTGGTGGCAAGGTCACGTTTGCCAATCGCCCCGGTGGCTGGTATGAGGCGCGGATTGTGAACCAGATCAGCTTCGACAAGATATTGCGAGGGAACCCGCATAGGGAGTTTGCTGTGAACTTCCGGTGCAAGCCCCTGTGGTATCATGCTGATGTGGAGAACATCACGATAACATCATCCGGCACGACCTTTATGAACCCCGGCACTGCAGAAGCAGAGCCTATCATCACCGTGAACGGGACAGGAGACATTACCCTGATGGTTGGAACGAAGATCGTAGAGCTGACCGAAGTGAATGGGAGCATTACGCTGGACACTCCTCTGATAGAGTGCTACAAAGGGCTGACATCCTGCAACAGCAAAATGAACGGTGAGTTCCCGGTGCTAAAGCCCGGACAGTGCGCGGTTAGCTGGAATGGGGCTGTTAGCTCTGTGGTCATTCAGCCAAACTGGAGAAGTCTTTAACAGATAGTACCATTCGCATATTGTATTGCAATTCGCTATACAATGTGCTATACTATCGGTGGAGGTGTTTTGTATGGCAACGAAAAGCGCTAACGTGATGGCTCGCGTTGAGCCGGAGATCAAGGCCCAAGCAGAGGCTATCATGGATAACCTCGGACTGCCCGTTTCCGTCGTTATCAATGCTCTGTATCGTCAGATCATCATGAACAACGGACTCCCTTTCTCTCTTTCCATTCCTTCTACCGTTCCAGTACTGGATGGTATGTCAGAAAAGCAGTTCGACGCCATGATGAGCAAGGGACTTGCACAGGCAAAAGCTGGTATTGGCTATGATCTGGATGAGGCATTCGACCAGATTAATCGGAGAGTAAAGGATTCTGCTACCGTATGATGTACAGAATTAAACTTACACCGAATGCCGTCGAGCAGATTGGAAGCGTGGTTGGGTACATTTCCAATGAGCTACATTCCCCTGAAACTGCGCTCCGGTGGTCTGACTTGCTAAAAAGTGAGATCGCAAAACTCAGTGAAATGCCCGCTCGCTTCCGTCTGTTTGACACAGATCCTTGGAGAAGTCTGGGAATCCACGTACTCCCTGTCAAGAACTTCATCGTATACTTCTGGATCAACGAAGAAGAGCAGACCGTATGGATTACTGCCGTTGTCTACCAACGGCGAGACCAGCTAAAGGTATTGATGGAAATGCCCTTGGACATGATCTGATTTACGCACATATCGGAAACGTCATTCAGAAATGGATGGCGTTTTCTTTACCCCCAAAAGGAGGTGATGTCCCATGATCTGCATCTACGAATCGAACTGCACAGACTTTTCAGGCAACGGACTGGGTGTGCTTGCACCATTTTCCTGCTCCGTAACAGAAACTCTCAATGGTGAGTATGAACTGGTCATGGAGCACCCCTTGGACAGGAACGGCAAGTGGGAGCGCATTGTGGAAGGTCGCATCCTCCGTGCACCTGTGCCAGCGGCCATCACGCCCCGCATTGAGCAAATATCCCAGCAATATCAAGATTCCTTTTACGATGTGCAAATATACAAGATCACCACGAAAAGCGGCAATCTCCGCCTACGCAGCGGCACAGGAACGAACTATAAAATCCTCAGTTCCTACAAGAAAGGCTCCGAAGTCATTGTCGTAGAGAAGACTACTTCCTCGTGGTACGAGGTCACCGCCCCGGATGGCAAGCATGGCTATATGGCCAGTGAGTACCTGACCTTCGTTCGCACAGAAAAACAGTCCATCCGCAAGAATGTCGGCTTCAAAAATCAGGTGCTGGAGAGCCGCCAGCTTCGGGATCAGCCCTTTCGCATCTATCGTGTCGTGCCTGACCTGACGAAAGTCACGGTCTACGCCCGGCACATTTTTTATGACCTTCTCGACAACATGCTCCAAAAGGTCGAGCCGGGAAATGATGAAGTCGGCGCATCTGCTGTGCAGAGGATTGCATCTGGCTGTCTTTCGGCACATGACTTTACCTTCTACTCCGACCTGTCCAGCACAGCAGAGGATGTGGTCTGGGAGAACATCAACCCCGTAGAAGCGCTACTTGGCGAGGACGGTGTGACAGGAAAGTACAAAGCGGAGCTGACCCGTGACTGGTTCGATGTGTTCCTCGTTGACCGTGTGGGCAACGATACAGACGTGCAGATTCGAGAAAAGAAGAATTTGACCGGAATTTCCTACGATGTAGACATCACCAACGTCACCACCCGCATCATGCCCACCGGTGAAAACAAGGATGGTGAGGTGCTCTACCTACCAGAACTCTTTCTGGATAGCCCCTACATCGGTGCTTATCCTGCTCCAAAATGGATTCACCTCGCTGTTTCCGAAGCCAAGGAATCGGACGATGATGACGAGCCGAAAAGCATCCAGCAATGCTATGCAGAAATGCGGAAAGCCGCTCAGGCCGAGTTTGACGCAGGTTGCGACCTGCCCTCTGCCACCCTGACGGTGGACTTCATCTCCTGCGAAAATACAGTTGAATATGCCCAATACGCAGGACTGCGCAGTATTTTCCTTGGGGATGCTGTTCAGGTCATTTCACCACGCATCGGTGTGTCTGTGTCCATGCGTATGACACAGTACACCTACGATTGTCTGTTGCAAAAATACGCTTCTGTCACATTGGGTACGGTTGCTGACACGCTGGAAGGTTCCACCATTTCCGGCAGACAGTTGGCTTCCGGCAGTATCACTGGCGGCAAGATTGCCATGAATGCCATCGGCGCTGGCCAGCTGCAGAACGGCTCCGTCGGTCACCTGCAGATCCAGATGGCGGCGATTGAAACGGCACACATTCAGGATGCCGCGATTTCCAGCGCAAAAATCGGTGAAGCAGCAATTCAGACCGGTCACATCGAAGATGCCGCCATCACGCAAGCGAAGATTGCGGATGCCGCCATCGGGAAAGCACAAATACAAGAAGCCGCTATTGGAACGGCGCAAATCGAGCATGGTGCCATCAACAGCGCACACATCGGTGACGGTCAAATTGAAAACGCCAAAATCGCAAACGGCGCAATCACCTCTGCCAAGATTGATGATGCCGCCATCCTCGCCGCTCACATCAAGGACGGCGAAATCGGTACTGCCAAGATTGCAGACGCGGCCATCACCAACGCACAGATTGCCGGGGCGGCGATTGGCACAGCCAACATTCAGGACGGTGCCATCGTCACCGCACACATTCTGGATGGCAATATCACCAAGGCTAAGATTGCTGATTTGGCTGTGGATTCAGCGAAAATTGCCGATCTGGCAGTAACGACTGCCAAGATTGCTCAAGGTGCAATCACCAACGCACAGATCGAAAATGCCGCCATTGACACAGCCAAGATTGCTCTGGGTGCCATTACAGCAGCCCTCATCCAGCAAGGTGCGGTGGGTACAGTGCAGATTGCGGATGGCTCGATTACGGATGCAAAAATTGTCGAGCTGACTGCCAACAAGATCACCGCCGGTACTTTATCAGTGGAACGGCTCATTATCCGTGGCAGTGAGCAGTCCCTGATCTATGCCATTAACAACATGGGCGAACTGGTTTCCACGCAGGTGGATACCATTGACGGTTATGTGCTCACCGAGCGGACAATCACGGCAGACAAAATCGTGGCACACAGCATCACTGCTGCGGAGATTGCTTCCAAAACCATCACCGCCAATGAAATTGTGACCGGGACAATCACTGGCTCGGAGATTGCCGCTGGCTCCATCGAAGGCTCCAACATCAAGGCAGGGACGCTAACCACGTCTCACGTTTCTGCTGATTTTGGTAAAAGGCTGGATTTGACCAGCAACGAGGGCATTCGACAGCGGGTAGAAAAAATCTACAGCGATGTAGACGAGCTGCTCGGTTATCGGCTGGAGATCATATCAACTTCGGACATCCTGTCGGCAGACATTCAAAATACCATTCTGCAGGCCCGTGTGTGGCACGGCAGTCAGAACGTAACGGACAGCATTGACGCTTCCCGTTTTTCATGGCATCGCCTGTCAGCGGATAGCACGGCAGATGCTCTATGGGACAGCGCACACGCTGGCATGAAGCAAATCACGCTCACTGTCCGGGATGTACTTTACTCAGCAACCTATACCTGCGAACTTGCAGACGAGGAGGAATAAACATGGCTATTATTGCAACCGGTTCCAAAACAATCATCGACCTGTCAGACGGTAAGTCGCTGTCCGTGTATCTGGGTAGCAACCAACCCCGGACACAGATTAAGGATGTAAACGTCAATAGCTTCCAGCCCAACTGGACGACTACCGCTGGCAAGCTGGTCATCACGCCCGTGGTCTACGCAAACCAGACGGCCATCGCTCTGACAAACCGCGCCCTGACCATTACTTGGAAGCGCAAGGAAGGCTCTGGTACAGAAACCGCACTGGCATCCGGTGAAACCGTATCCGGCAACGTCCTGACGGTCAACCAGAACAAGCTGTCTTCTGTTTCAAGCGGGCTTTTGACTTACATCGCCTATGTGACCTACACTGATCCGGATACCACCGTGCCGATCAATGCCATGGCCGACATCACTTTTGCGCTGGTGACCACCGGGCAGAACGCAAAGTCCGCATGGATCAGCGGCGATCAGGTGTTCAAATATGACGCGGCTGGCGCAGTCACCCCTGCGCAGATTACTCTCACGGCAAATCTGCAGAATGTGACCATGGGCAAATGGCAGTACAGGAATGCTTCAGGCGCTTGGGCAGATTATCCCACAACCAGCGACAACGCCAGTATCACTGGCACATCGCTTATCGTCAAGCCCGCTCACGCGATCTGGAACGGAACAACCGCTTCCATCCGCATCACCACATCGGATGCCAACATCGGTGATACCACCAGCATCTACAAGGTATCGGACGGTGCCAAGGGTGCAACAGGTGCTACTGGTGGAACAGGTGCCGCCGGTAAAAACGCTTCGACTGTTTTCTTGACGAATGAAAACATCACCTTTGCCGCCAACCGTTCCGGGCAGATTGCCGCTGTGACCAAGACGTGCAACGTGGTCGCCTATACCGGCACCACAAAGGTCACGCCCACGGTAGGCACGGTCACTGGCGCACCCACCGGTATGACGGTTACGGTCGGCTCTGCATCGAGCAATGAGATTCCCATCTCCATTGCTATCGCCGCCAACGCGAATCTTGGTGGTTCCGATCAGCTGAACGGTGAGTTGTCTGTACCCATCACCTCGCCGGTGAGTACCACACTAAAAATTCAGTGGAGCAAGGTCAATACAGGAGCCTCTGGCGCTTCAGCTGTCGTGTTTTCTCTGTATGCCCCCAACGGCACGGTCTTCCTGAACGGCGCTGGAACGTTGATAATCCAGACAGCTGCCTACAATGGCACTACTGCAATTACCAGTGGCGCAACCTACGCGTGGGCAAGATACACATCCGGCAGCTGGACAACCATCTCCGGGCAGACTGGCAGCACCCTGACGGTCAATGGCTCGGAGGTTACCGGCATGGCGAGCTTCCGCTGCACCATGACGTACAGCGGCAAAACCTATACGGATGTCATTACGCTCATCGACAAGACCGACAACTATCAGGCAGGCATCGACTCTACTGCCGGAGACATCTTCAAGAACGGCATCGGCTCCACTTGTCTGGTCTGTCGGCTGTGGCAGAACGGAACAGAAGTCGATCCGCTCAAGTCCACGACCTTCAGCACGGCTGCTCCTTCTACCCCTGCCACCGGCGCTTTCTACTACAAGATCACCACCTCAGCAGCGACCACCTCACTCATGCGCTATTCCGGCTCTGAATGGGCAGATGTGACCACCAACGCCACCTACAAGCACACCAAGACTTACAAGTGGTATCGCCGGAACAAGGACGGAAATCCGCTGGACAATGGAGCCGTTTTTGCCACAGGCAAGGTCATCTATGTGGATAGCGATGACGTGGACAGCAAGACCGTATTCGTCTGTGAGGTGGAATGATGATCGCCAGCAGTCACATCACGCTCAGTGACCTTAACGATCCCATCCAGCAGGACACAGCGCCGCCCTCTGCCGCAGAGGGTGTGCTCTGGCTGGACACCTCACAATCGCCGCCAGTGCTCAAACGCTTTGACGGAGATGACTGGGAAGCTGTACAGGACGAGGAGTGGCTGGAACGAAAGCTGTCCAGCGTCTACGCACAGATCTCCACAGAGACAGATGCCATCCGTCAGGAGGTCAAGGCGAGCTATGCTTCCTCCTCAGACCTTGGACAGATGCGCGAACAGCTGACCACGCTCTCCGAGCAAACGGAGAACAACTTCACATGGGCCGTTTCCCAGATCAATGAGCTGGCGACAGATGCCCGTGCTTCGGCACAGGCTACGGAAGCACAGTTGGAACTGATCCGCACCTATATGACCTTCGGAGACGATGGGTTGACCATCGGCAAGACAGGCAATCCCATCACTTTCCGGGTGGTCAATGACCGGCTGGCCTTCTACATGAACAACACAGAGGTCGCCTACCTTTCCAACAACAAACTGTTCGTCACCAGCGCGGAGATTCTGACCAAGCTACAGATCGGCAAGTTTGCCTTTGAACCACAGAGCAATGGCAATTTGTCCCTCATCTATACCGGCTAAAGGAGGTGTATCGTGGCCACAACTGTCTCCTTCAGCGCATCCATGCGCACCCGAAAATCCAATTCGTCCAGCAATTCCAAATCCTCTCAAGCCTGTCAGGAGTTCTACACCTCGGGATACAACTACGTCGGCATCCTGCACTTTTCCGGCTTGAACCTGCAGAACAAGGTTATTACGGCAGTGTCTCTGACGGTGTATTCGGAAAAGGCCGGTTATGGTGCTGGGCACACAAAGACGGTATACCTTCGGAAGTCGTATCATCAGGAGGCGTCTGCTTCCGGGGTGATCGGCAGGGACTATTGCGCTGAGCCTCTGGGCACGTTCACTGGTTCGTTTTACGGGAACACAACTACCACGGCATTTACGGGATCGCTGCTGACGAATGTAGCCAGCTATCTGGCGGCTGGCAACAACACCTTCTGCATCTACAATCCCAGCCCGACGGTCAGTTCACAGGGGTATTCCAACAACTACCTGATGTGGTCGACCGCCACGCTGTCCGTTACCTACGAGGAAAGCGTCAGCTCTCCGAGCACGTCTGCCTCTTCTGTGGCTCTGGGCAGCAGCGTGACCATCAACACAAACCGGCTGAGTTCCTCCGCGACACACACGCTGACCTACACGTTCGGCTCTGCAAGCGGAACAATCGCCACAAATGTCGGAGCTTCCACCAGCTGGACACCGCCGCTGTCGTTGGCGTCTCAGATTCCGTCCGCGACCAGCGGCTACTGCACCATTACCTGCAACACCTACGTGAGTGGGATCCTGACCGGCACTTCTTATTGTTCCGTTCTGCTGACTGTACCCGCATCCGTTGTTCCGACCATTTCCAACCTGACCTACGCAGAAGCGGTATCCGGCATCGCTGCGCAATTCGGCGGATATGTGAAACTGAGGAGCAAACTACAGGTGACCATTGGTGCGTCCGGCAGTTACGGGAGTTCCATTTCTTCCTACCGCACCAGCGTCAACGGCACAGCCTACACCAGCTCCAGTTTCACGACAGGCACACTTTCCACGGCAGGAAGTAACACGATTTCGGTGACCGTTACGGATAGCCGTGGCCGGACAGCAACCAAATCTGCAACCTTTACGGTCATCGACTACGCAAGACCGTCTATCACGGATTTCCATGCGGAGCGCTGCAATGCAGACGGCTCAGCAGTACAGGTGGATGGAACCAAGGTGCGCATTTCTGCCAAAGGCTGCGTCTCGTCCGTCAGCAGCAAGAACACCATCTCCTGCAAGGTTTTCTACAAACAAACCAGCTCCACTGCATGGGCATCTGCCGGAACGGTCACAGCCAGCGGCTATACCATTGCACCGACCAATCTGCTGCTGTCGCCGACCTTCGCCGCGCTGAATAGCTACGACCTCAAGATTCAGCTGGCGGACTTCTTTGAAACCGTTGAGCAGAATATCTCCATCGGCACCAAGCAGGTCATGATGGATTTTTACAAGGACGGTTCCGGCATGGCTTTCGGCAAGGTTGCTGAACAGTCCGGCAAGGTGGAGTTCGGCTGGCCGCTGATCCTGTCCTCTGCATTGGGCATTCAGTACGGCGGCACCGGCGCAACCACAGCAACGGGTGCCATTGCCAATCTCGGCGGTGTGAAAAAGGCTGGCGATACCATGACCGGCAATCTATCCATTCAGACCAGTCTGTACCCGTCTGTGTATCTGCTTCCGACCTATAACGACACAACCAACCGCACCGTGTTTGAAGGCAGTTACCTTGGAGCTTCCAGCTTTGCTGCTTGGGAAGACAGTTCGGGAAATAATCGCAGAATGCTGGAAGTACGGACAGCAGCTTACGCTTCCAGCATGGATAATGCTGTGCTTCTGCGTACTGCCGTCAACGGCACATGGAACACCTATCGCCTGTTCCATGCTGGTATGGCTACGGGTGTCCCGGTTGCAAACGGCGGCACGGGAGCCACCACAGCAGCCAATGCAAGAAGTAATTTGGGGTGCAACAACGCTTCCAACCTGACGGCGGGCACAGTTCCGATGGCAAGAATGCCCTTCAAGGTGGCGTATGGTTCTACCTCTGTCAGCGGCAGTAGTGCAGCCAGCATCAACTATTCCAGCGCAGGTTTTACATCTGTGCCTTGCGTGACAGTGACCTATTCAAGCACCGGGAGCAACTGGACAGGCGACAACGGTGCGCTGAAGGTGCATTCCAAGACGGCTACAGGTGCGACCATCATCGTTGGCGGCAGCTTCAATACCAAGCGCAACATTGACTGGATCGCCATCGGAACCTAACCTTTTCTCTGAGAAAACCGCATCCATATCGGGTGCGGTTTTTCTATACCATTTTGCAAGGAGGAATTCCATGAACACTTTTTCTACTGAACTGATCTGGACAAAGATTCAGATTGCGATCACGGCACTCGGTGGCTGGCTGGGCTATTTCATCGGCGGAGTAGACGGTCTGCTCACCGCACTCATCATCTTCATGACGCTGGACTACATCACCGGGGTCATGTGCGCCATCATCGACAAGGAACTCTCCAGCTCCGTTGGCTTCAAGGGTATCTTCAAAAAGGTGCTGATACTCATCCTTGTCGGGGTGGCAAACATCATCGACGTGGAAGTGGTCGGCACGGGTAGCGCCATGCGCAGTGCTGTCATCTGCTACTACCTGTCCAACGAGGGCGTGAGCCTGCTGGAGAACGCTGCGCACATTGGTCTGCCAGTTCCCGACGGGCTGAAAACTGTGCTTTCCCAGCTCCACAAGCGCAGTGACACAAACAGCGAGGAGGAATCTGAATGAGTAAGAGAATTGAAACGCCGTTTACCAGCGAGCATCTTGTAGCCTTCTGTGAGAAGTTTCTGGGCATGCCGTATTGGTATGGCACCTGCGTGTACAAGTGTACAGAAAGCCTGCGTTCCCGCAAGGCCAAGCAGTATCCGTCCCACTACGGTTCCAGCCGCACCAGCCGCTATAAGGATGACATCGCCAAGAAAAATGTCTGTGCTGACTGCGTTGGCATGATCAAGGGCTACATGTGGACAGGTGGCGGCGAGGGTGTTATCGAGGCCATTGGCGCCGACAAAACTTTCACCAGCAAGTACGGCGGCAATGGTTGCCCGGATTATGGAGCTAACTTCATGTTCAGCTATGCCAAGAAGAAGGGCTGTGCCTGGGGCACGATCTCCACACTGCCGGAGGTTCCCGGTGTGGCGCTCTGCGCCTCTGGGCATATCGGTGTGTACGTTGGCAACGGCTATGCCATTGAGGAGAGGGGCTTCAACTACGGCTGTGTCAAGACGAAGGTTTCCGAGCGCAAGTGGACGCACTGGTGCCAGTTGCCGTTCATCGACTACGGGGATGCGCCTTTCACTACGAAGGCTGAAACGACCGCTACCGAGTACACCCTCGGCAGCAGAAGTCTCACAAAATCCATGAAGGGCACGGATGTGAAGACGCTGCAGGAGCTGCTCCTTCAGCTGGGTTATACACTGCCCAAGTATGGTGCTGACGGGGACTACGGCAAAGAAACCATTGCCGCTGTGACTGCCTTCCAGAAGAAGGTGGGCATCAAGGCAGACGGTGTCTATGGCGCTCAGACGCACACTGCGCTGATGAGTGCTGTGGCTGAGAATGACAACGGCACTGCAACGGTTGATCCCGAACCCGAAACGCCTTCTGACACACAGCACACACCCAGCGAAGATGATGCACCCGCATCTACCCCGCAGCGAGTGAGGATTGTTTGTGAGAATGGCTCCGTCAACGTCCGCATCGGCAACGACACGAAGTACAGCCGCATCACGGCAGTCAAGGACGGGGCAACCTTCCCGTGGGTGGCTACCGCCCAGAATGGCTGGCAGGCCATTGAAATCAATGGACAGGTTGGCTGGGTATCTGGGAAGTACTCGGTAGCTGAATAATCTTCTTTGAGCGGTTGGCTTCGGCTGACCGCTCTTTTTTGTATGGGGGTAATTTGGGGCTTGTAGGTAGAGGGAGCATCAGATAGTTTTCTCGGAAGGAAATCGATGATTATGACTTTTTTCAATGTTGATCCGCTCAAATCTACTGCTTTTCTCCAGTGGAAACTGGAGGTGAGATTATGACAGATGCTCAGAAGTCCAAAATTAAAGCCCTGCGTACAAAGGGCTATGGCTACGCCACCATTGCCAGAACCTTGGATCTTAAGAAAGATACTGTGGTTGCTTTCTGCCGAAAGGAGGGTTTGACAGGCACAAAGGCACAAACCAACGAGCGTATTCATTTAAATGGAGAACTTTGCAGAGCTTGCGGTTCTGTGTTACTCCAGACTCCCGGAAGAAAGCCCCGAAAGTTCTGCTCGGATGCTTGCAGAGTGATGTGGTGGAATCACCATCCGGAAGCGGTGCATCAGAAGGCCATCTACCATTTCACCTGCGCTTGCTGTCACAAACCTTTCTCGGCATATGGCAACGCTGGGCGCAAGTACTGTTCTCATGCCTGCTACGTCTCGGCTCGGTATAAAGATGGTGTTTCAAATGCCTGAAACCTTCTTTTCATCCGAATTGCAATACCAGACTGCGCTGTCCATCGCCCGTTCACTCTGCACTCAGGGGCTTTTGACAGAGGGTGAATTTGCCATCGTGGAAGCGCATCTGCGGCAGGAATTCGCACCTATTCTCGGCCCGATATTGCTTGATAAATAAACCAAACAGGCCTTGCTATTTCTGTCCTTTAGAGTGATATATGGTGTCGGAAAGGAGTGGTCGTATGGCCAAGATAACCAAACTGGAACGCGCCATGTCACAGCTGCCGACCCGCAAAAAAGTGGTCGCATATGCCCGTATCTCCGAAGAAAGTGAACGATTGAATCATTCGCTTTCAGCTCAAATCAGCTATTACAGCAATCTGATACAGAAGCACCCAGAATGGGAATATGCGGGAGTCTATGCAGACAGCGGCATTTCAGGTACACGGGCAGAACGCAGGCCTGAATTCACCCGCATGGTGGCGGACTGCGAGACTGGGCGCGTAGACATCATCCTCACGAAATCCATCTCGCGCTTTGCCCGAAACACGGTCGACCTTTTAAACACGGTTCGCCATCTGAAGGAGCTTGGCATTGAAGTCAGGTTCGAAAAGGAGCATATCAACTCCCTGAGCGGAGATGGCGAACTCATGCTTTCGATTCTGGCATCATTCGCCCAGGAAGAGAGCCGAAGCATCTCCGAGAATGTCAAATGGGGTACGGTTCAGCGGTTTAAGAAAGGAATTCCCAACGGCCGGTTCGGCATATACGGTTACCGTTGGGAAGGAGACAAACTCGTCATCCAACCTGAACAGGCAAAGATTGTACGGCTCATCTACGACAATTTTCTCGCAGGGCTATCTGCTGAGAGCACGGAGAAGCAATTGGAAGATATGGGCGTGAAATCCTATACAGGGCGGCATTTCGGCAATACATCCATTCGGCAAATTCTGGTGAACATCACATACACCGGAAATCTGCTCTTACAAAAGGAATACATCGCTGATCCCATTTCAGTGAAAACAAAAAAGAACCGTGGTGAGCTTCCGCAGTACTTCGTAGAAAACACCCATGAAGCCATCATCCCCATGGAGGTATTCCAGCGAGTGCAGGGTGAGATTGCCCGGCGCAGAAAGCTTGGTGCTTTGGCCAACTGGAGCATTCAAACCAGCTGTTTCACCGGCAAAATCAAATGTGGTCGTTGCGGGAAAAGCTACCAGCATTCAAGCCGTAAGCGGCAAGAAGACCCGAACGCCAGTTATCCCATTTGGATTTGTGGTACACGGCGTAAGACTGGGAATGCAGAGTGCACAAACAAAGACATCCCTGAGCCAATGCTGAAAAGAGCATGTGCCGCAGTTCTCGGTCTGGATGAATTCGATGAAGTTCGGTTTTCCGAGCAAATCGAGCGCATTGTGATCCCTGAGCCTAATGAAATGATCTTTCATTTTAAGGATGGACGCATTGTTCCGCATCATTGGGAATCCACCATGCGGAAGGATTGCTGGACTCAGGAGCGGCGCGAAGCCACCAGCAAAAACCGTATGGGCAAGAATCCCAGCAAGAAGCATCAGAATCCCTTTACTGGATACCTGCGTTGCCCTGTCTGCGGGGCATTCTTCCGCCGTCAGACTAAGCCTTACAAGGATGGCACAATGCGCATCTATTGGCACTGTCCTAACAGTGCTCGATGCGGAAATACAGCAAAGCCCCCCGAGCCAATCCTCAAAGATATGCTGACAGAAGCAATGGGAATCGAAACGTTTGATGAAAACGCATTTCATGCATCTGTTGAGTGCATCGAACTGACAGGAACATACGAAGCCACCATCCACATGAGGAATGGCGAACAAATCATCAAGGCTTGGATACCCACCCCGAGAAAAGGGTATCCACATACGGAAGCATACAAGGCGCATATGCGTGAGGTCAGCAAAGCCATGTGGACAGATGAGCGCAGAGCCGAAATGAGCCGAAGAATGAAGCAGATAAGGAGCGAGAAGAAATGGCCAAATCCGTAACCACTATCCCTGCCACCCTCAGCAGGTTCACGTCAACGCCAATTGGCGTACCCAAGAAGCGCCGGGTAGCCGCCTACGCACGTGTCAGCACGGATCATGAGGAACAGCTGACCAGCTATGAAGCGCAGGTGGATTACTACACCAACTATATCCAAGGTCGCAACGATTGGATTTTCGCTGGGGTGTACACGGATGAGGGGATTACAGGTACGAACACCAAACGGCGTGAGGGCTTTAAGTCGATGGTGGCCGATGCGCTGGCAGGCAAGTTCGACCTGATCGTGACCAAGAGCGTGAGCCGCTTTGCCAGAAACACCGTTGACAGCCTGACCACCATCCGTCAACTCAAGGAAAACAGCATTGAGGTGTATTTTGAAAAGGAAAACATCTGGACATTTGATGGGAAGGGTGAACTGCTCCTGACTATCATGTCCAGTCTGGCTCAGGAAGAAAGCCGCAGTATTTCTGAGAACTGCACCTGGGGTCAGCGGAAACGCTTCTCAGACGGAAAAGTCACCGTGCCATTTGCACGTTTCCTTGGCTACGACCGAGGAGCGGACGGCAATCTCGTTCTGAACGAGAACGAAGCAGTCATCGTGCGCCGCATTTACAGCATGTACCTGCAGGGCATGACGCCACACGGCATCGCCGCCAGATTAACGGAAGATGGCGTCAAGTCACCCGGCGGCAAAGATAAGTGGAATCAGGGAGCCGTCAAAAGTATCCTCACCAACGAGAAATACAAGGGCGATGCACTTCTGCAGAAAAGCTACACGGTGGACTTCCTCACAAAGAAGAAGAAGGTCAATGAGGGCGAGATCCCACAGTACTATGTGGAAGGCAACCATGAAGCCATTGTCAGCCCAGAAGTATATGACATGGTTCAGCGCGAGATGGAAAGCCGCTGCAGAAACAAACGCCACAGTGGGGTTCATATGTTTTCTGGGAAAATACGCTGCGGAAACTGCGGAAGCTGGTACGGCTCCAAGGTCTGGCATTCCACCGATAAGTATCGGAAAGTCATCTGGCAGTGCAATCATAAATTCTCCAGGGAGCATCGATGCACTACACCGCACCTGACCGATGAGGATGTACAACGCTACTTCGTGTCTGCCGTCAACCAGCTTTTCTCGCAAAAGGACACAGTCCTAAAATCCCTGGACGTAGGATTGAAAGAAGCCTTTGACCTGACAGACCTGCTGATGCAGGAAGAGACCCAAACCGAGGAAGTGCAGATGCTTGCCGATGCGGTCGAGAAATGCATTTTTGAAAACGCCCATGTGGCCATGAACCAGGATGACTACCAACAACGGTATGACGACCTGGTTGCCCGGTACGATGCTGCCTCTAACAAGCTGAAGGAAATCAGCAGCCTAATCGCCGACAAGAAGGCACGGAGAGACGCCATCCAGCAGTTTATGAAAACGCTAAAAAAGCAAAATGACCTGATCACCGAATTCGAACCAAAGCTCTGGTGTAGTCTGGTGGAGTACATGACGGTATGCGCTGAGGATGATGTGCGGATCACCTTTAAGAACGGAATGGAAATCAAAGCCTGAGCCTATCGGAAACCCATGCTTGCCACTCCTGGTGAGCATGGGCTTTCTTCATTTTTAGGAAAAACGGGCAAAAAAATAAGCCGGTTCACACCCGACATAACCTTTTACACCGCAAGAGGATTTTTTACACCGCAACGGTTTTTTTACACCGCAAAGGCACACTTTTCAATTATTCCTGCTCTTTGTATCGAATATAGCATGATTATTTCAAGGAAAGTCAGCCCTGCCAGCTTCTCCTGAAACGCTTCCAGTCTGCTTCTGCGGGTTCGCACGACGGGAATCTGCTGAATTTCCGCCAATTCTGCTCTCAAATCGTTCAGGAACAAGGGGTCTATGACTTTGTGGATGTTCTCAATGCTGGTATAGTGCATTCCGCCGGAACGCCGCGTTTCCGGGTTCAAGGTGCTTTCAAACACAGCACCGAAAATCGTCGGGCTGATGTCCGACCAGTCGAAATTCTCGCTTGCTTCCCGTAGAATCAGCGAAACAATTTTCTCAGTCAGGCGGGGAATGATGATGTTTTCGTCAGAGAACAATCCACCGTTGACGTAGGGGAACGCCGCCAAATCTTCATCCATATAGGGATCGCGATTTTCCGGCTTCTGGTCAAGGACGCGGAAGAGGTCAATCAGCGCACGCCGCGCATCGCGCTCATGGCTTTTCAGATAGTCGTGGAACATCAGGTGCTTGCCGAAAATGCCCGCATCCTCTGCATAGAGACAGAAAACCAGCCGCACGCACAGCGCATTCAGGCTTTTCAGCGTTTCCGGGTCATTCGGATTTTGATATTGTGCCAGCAGTGCATCATACAGAACGCCAACCAGCTCGCCCGCTTTGAGGGAAATCTCCATTTCCTTCTTGATATGTTCGCTGGTCGTGTCAACGAGGAATTGCAGCCGATGATATTCCTTCTCCAAATCGCACAGCTTGACAATTTCCGGCGAATCATTGGGGCGGTTCATATCATGAATGTCAAACTCATCAAAATTGCTGACAATAATCCAGCGCGGCTGCTCTGACTGCGGCAGATAACCGCCGTAACGCCGCGCCTGCTGATAGGGTGTCAAGAATGATTCGTCCGATTGCCTATAGCCAATCGTCAGGTCGATTCCGCGTCCCTTCTGCTCAATCAGTACCCGCGTCGTGGCAATATAGCCGTCAATGAACTTGGTCGTGCCTTTTTCTTTCCGTCCGTCATCCACAAGGACGGGATACTCAAAGTTGATGTACTTCTCCGGCTCTGCCACGCCAAACACTTTTTGCAGCAGGGCAAGCCAGAAGGATTGATTATCCTGCTTTTCGTCGCCGCGTGCTTGCCAATCCTGCGCAAACTGTTTCGCGGCAGCCCGCTGTTCTGCGTCGTTCATGTTTTCCTCCTGTTGTAT